CAAAAGTTGTAGTCTGAAGCCCCGCATGAGTCAGGGAGCGCCAGAAGAACCTATCATATTCCACCTAGAACGATATCAGAGACGATTCAGTTATCATTCTATCCTCACCCCTCAATTCCCCCGCATCATCCGATCAAACGCATGAAAATTTATACTCTCCTCATGCAACTCATCCAACAACTTTTGGACTAAACACTTTATGCCGTCCCAGTTTTTAGAATTAGCACAATTAGGTGTAAGCCCAGGTTCTCTGTACTCATAACCAACACAATTAAACCCCATGGAAATCACCTCCAGGACGTAATAAGAAAAGACACCTCCGCGTTGGAGATGTCTGATTAATTTAATTTGACTCTATCACTATATCACGAAAATAGTGTCCAATAGTATCAAGATAGTATCATCCTAGAGAAGGCGCATTCTATGGGTATAGAAAAAGCGCCCCCTGCGGAAGCGCTTTTGTGCATTTTCGTTTCATAAAATTTGATACTAGTATTATAACACGGCATATTCGTGGTGTAAATGTAGACTTATTGTAGCAGGTTGTCAAGCCCTTCAAAAACCCGCTAAAACGCTAACCGCAAGCCATCTACGCCAAAGATCATAATACTTAGCTCTTCAACCATGTCATTTTTCCACGTATATACTGACTTTTCACAACAGTGTAGTTCTGCCGCTATAACCCGAACTCGTTCCTTCCACGGCATTAAACTCTTAACAGGATCTAGGTAAAGCTTGTCAATAACAAGGTACTTTTCAGGTTTGCCTTGCTCGATCATCTTTTCCCGAAGCGTTATCAGTGATATTTCTACCTGCATGACCATTACCAGCGTTCGTGCCCTGCCGCGCCTTATGGCGTAAACGATAACATCCTCCATGTCAGATTCTTCGAAGTTGTAGGCTTCTAGATCTTCGCCCGAAACTTTATCCTGCGAAAGTTCGATGTGCTTAATCAGGCTCGGATACTTTTTAAGTAGGAGTTCGGTGTTGTGGAATCTGTTTTTTCTTGCTCTCTCCCGTTCCTCGTTCTTGTGGACCTTCAACGCTTCAACAGCAGCTGCAACAGCTATTTCCTGAATATTGACTGTACCCGTTTTTTTACCCATGCCTGATCACCTCTCACTTTTCAAGATTACTTGTCTAATTCCTTACAGCACTCAATGATAATCTGTTGAATTACGCTTCGGCGTTCATCGTGTTCAATTTTTAACTGAGGCTTGCCGATCCTGATCAGGATCTGTAGATTACTGGCAATTCTAGTCTCGATTTCTTCTTCGAGTTGATAGCTCTTCACTGGCCCAGCCTCTGGTAAATGCTTGTCTCGTATAAGCCTCTCCGTCTCAACTGTCCCGAATCTCACCCAAACATCCTCCTTTGATCTACAAAAACTCCATCAGGCAACTTTTCATTTGTTACCTTGCCAAATCTAGTAAGTTTAAAAATATGAATCAGCTTATCCCTAAAGGGGCTAAGTTTATCTCGCTTAATCTCTTCCCACTCATCATCTAACCATTCACCAGGCATTAACCTGAAGCCATTCTGAGTACGTATGACCTCGGCCCCACCACATCGAATACCATGCAGCAGATAGTACAACGAATGATCCATATGCCAGCAGTTCCAGAGTAACTCTTGCCAGTGTGTGTGATCATCCTTTTTGTCTCCCCGTGGATCGCCAAGATACCTTTTCTTCTCCTGCATCACTCCACCACCTTAAAGGCTTTCGATGACCACATAAATACCGGGTACCTTGGCCCAAAATTTTTCAGTAATCTCCGATGCCACTTGTGCATCATCGTACCAGTAGCCAAGATCCGTCATAACATCCTTAAGCAACTTGATCATGTTGTCAGCATCTGGCCTGGTAGTCTTGTATTCTCCGTCTTGATTGTGCTTATGGGTAATTGGGAAACACCACTTTGTGACAAGTCTTAATGCTCCATACAATCTCTCGCTAGGGATATGCCCAGCTAAATGAGCCTTTAGTTTAGCCCTTACGACTTGTAGCTCAGTTGGTTCGTAAAACTGCGGTTTGCCTTTTACACATCTAGCTTTTTTCATCTGGTGTGTTGACGTTGGTGGTTCCATCGGCATAAAAAACTCTATTCGCATTTATTTCACCAGCTTTAGTGATATTTCAGCAGGGAAAAGACTATGTGGCCCTTCGATGCTCTCCCAGTTAATATCTTCGTCCAAGAGGTTGGGTATTGATCCTTTGGTACTAGCCCAGTTAAGCCCCAGTTTCTCAACCATGTTTAGCCAGTCTTCTACGTCATGGCCAACGAGATCGATCTTGGGACCATCCTTTGACTGCACCAACTGAATATGTTTTAGCTCGTGATAGATCAGCGCGATGATCTGCGACCTGCTCATTTGCATTGTGTTTTCCTTGAAGATCTCCAGCATGTACTCAAAGCGTTTTTTAGTTACTTGATAAATAATCTCCTCAAACTTTGGCGGCATCTTGCTTATCTGAGCATAAACAATTAAGTTATTCTTCTTGCGCTTGTCCTCAGTGTTTTCGATGAACAGGATATTTTTAACTGGCACATATTCAAGCTCTTTGAATTTTGTTTTTAGAGCTTCAGCGACCGGTCGATAATCTTCGTTGATTTTGTACTTGCCATTAAATTCTTCAACAGCAATCAATTTCTGAGCTTCCATATTTTTACCTCCTTAATTTTACATTCGCCTTTTTTAACCCTCTGAAAAATTCTCCTAGTTACGGATAGGGGAAGGAAGGTAAGGAGGGCCACCGACGCCTCCTTACTTTCCCCCGTAACCCACGTGCTAGGGAAAGGGAAAAACACCTATACGTAGTATAGATTTTCCCTTTCCCTTTCCCTGAGGGAAAATCTCGATAAAACACCGACTTTTTCTTCCCTGAGGGAAAGTAATAGGGAAATAATAAAACACCGACTTTTTCTTCCTTTAGGGAAAGTAATTCTCGATCTTTTTCCTACTTTCCCTAAAGGAAAAAGGTTACCTTTTCTCGATTATTTCCCTAACTTCATTTTGGACAATTTCATATTTTGGATGCTCCTTGATTCTATTTCGTACTGTTTTATCCACTGTCCCCATGTATTCCGAGAGCGCCTGAACTGTAATATTTCCATCAAAAGAGCATCCCTTGATAGCAGTTTCTAGTGAATCTAGTCGTTCCTTCTTGCGTTCTTGAGGATCTTTTTTCTTACCAAAATTACTTTTCCACGATGGTGCTGCCCCTTCAGTCTCGACGTCTTTTAAGCTTCCTACCTCGTCCACCTGGTGCGTAGGATAATCAAACCAAATATTCACAGGGTTAAATTTAGGGAATTCTCTCAGCGTTCCTTCGATTCTCCACGCTGACCTCTGCCGTACTTTCTGCCTAACTGGATAGATTTCATTGAGCATTTCCCGATATAATTCTTGCCCTAGCAGTTTGTCACAGGCCAATATCATTTGCTTTTCACTGCATAAATCGTCTTGAGATACTTCATCTTCCCAACGCTGAACATGCTTTCGTAGCCATGATTCGCACACCTTGCAGACGGCTTTATTCTCTTCCTGCTTAAGGAGTGAGTCCGTTAAATCAAGTTCAATAAGATCCAAGAGTGCATCCGGATCCCGGGCAAATACACCCGATCCCGAAGACCTATCCATACTCCGCTTATTGCCTTGGCTACCCTTCGAATGATGATGGCAATAGATCACGGCGACCCCTAATTCGGTGCAAACTCGGTCAAATTGATTACAAAAGGCAGCCATCTGGTCGGCACTATTTTCATCACCGGTAATGACCTTGTAAATGGGATCGATGATAATGGCTGTGTAGTTTTTCTTTTGTGCCCTTCTAATCAGTTTAGGTGCCAACTTATCCATCGGGACTGATTTTCCCCTTAGATTCCAAACATCAATATTGCCCAAGTTCCTCGGCTCCCACCCTAAGTCTTGATATACATCCTTGAAACGATGTAGGCAGCTAGCCCTATCAAGCTCAAGGTTTAAGTACATGATCTTCCCTTGGGCGCAATCCCAACCCATCCATTTTTTACCCTCTGCAATGGCACAACATAGCTCGATGAGAGCAAACGACTTACCGGCTTTACTTGGCCCAGCTAACATCATCTTATGGCCCTGTCTGAGTATATTATGGATGAGAGGTGGCGACAGATCGGGCAAGTTATCCCAATATGTGGCCATGCTCTCTGGCTCAGGCAGATCGTCGTTAATACCCTCGATCCATTCTTGCCAGTCCTTCCATGATTCCTTGCCAATGTTGGTATCCACAATAAACTGTTTCTGGCCGTTACGCATTACTCCAGGCATTCGAGAAAGCCTTGATGGATTGCGGTTTTGCGTGTCTACCTTGAGGCCATTCTTAGCACAAACATTGTATAAGTAGTCAACTCTTTTGCGATATTCTTCATAAGTATCAGCATCGATTCTTACAATTGCGTGCAAACTTTTCTTGCCACTGTGAACTAAACATGCAACAGGCAACTCAAGTTCACGGATTATTGCATTTTGCTTGTCAATTTCCATTTCATCAGATTCAACTAAGGAGAATCTGAAATCAGTGACATTTTCGTTCTTAACGCCTTTACCGTCCAATGGATTGAATCGAATCCATGCTCCAACCTCGGGCTTGTAGTCACCAATAACAGCCCCAATGTCTCCATCGCATATGCTAAGCAGTTCAATTAATTGACCAGCTGTACGGTCACAGTTTCCTTTAGTAGGCTTGTTGACTATTTCTCCAGTCTTATCGTCTTTCATTTCATAAGTACCAGTGACATAGCCTACATTCTCTGATGCTTCGAAAAGAGTTTCGAGATACTTCACAAGTTGTGCTACATGGTCCCACGATACCGGCTCTATTACCTCTTTACCCTCTACCCAGTTCTTGTCAATGATCGTCAAGTCATCCTTGGTACCAATAACAGAATCCCAATCCAGCTCGTGTGCGCTTTCTGATCTATCAGGCTGCCATCCTTGGTCCATTGCCATCTGAACGATTGTTCCCGCTGTGATTGGTTTCGCGTTTCCGTGGAAGCTATCCCATTTTTTAAAGCACTCGCCAGCATGGTAGCGACGTGAATCACCACGGCTCCACTCATCCCATGCGGACGCGGTAAATCCTGCTTCCTTTAGTCCCATGCCGACGTTTACCCAGTCTTGGTAATTTAGCTGAGCAGGGTCAATGTGATCTAATATTTCGAGCAGATCGGTTTGTTTTTCCAAGTCTATGCCCCCTATCAACCCTCCATAAATTACTTACACAAACTACTAAGATATCATTTACAGTGCGTTAACGCATATGATATATTGAATGTATTAAGTGCGTTAACGCATAATCGAAAGGATGATCGACATGGAAATTATGGTACACAACGACGGTAATGAGGTTTTCAACGGTTCACTTTCTCAGTTTTTGGAAGACAACGATAACGATGAATGGTTGACTGAGGAGTGTAGTAAACTGGATACTGTTGCACAAATCGAGTTTAGGGCAATATCCGGTGATTGGGTGATCGTTAAACAATGAGTGTTTTAAGTAACATCATGGGAGTAAACGAAGCCGCCAATCTTTGGGGATTAAAGCCCGGATATATCAAAAACCTTTGTGCCGCCGGGAAGGTTATAGCTGTTAAGATTGACAACCGTTGGATTATTGATAAGGATCAAGAAAACCCTTCCAGTGTGACCGATAAGACTGCTGAATAAGTAGCCTTATCGGTCTATTATTTATCCCTCCATGAAATCGAATAACGATGGCATGCTTACTTTTTCTTCAGCAGCCTTAAGATAGCTAACTCCATCCCTGAAATAATCAACACTCAATTCAATACCATAACCTCTACGGCCTAGTTTTACTGCCCTTTCAGGTACCGTCATTAGTCCTCCGAAGAAGTCACCCACTAATTCTCCGGGATTGGAATAGCGGTTAATGATTCGCTCAACGGTATCGAACTGAAGGGGACAAACATGCATTTGTAAATTCTTTCGCTTTTGATCTGAATTAAACGTCCTCATCCGGTTAATGTCGTCCCAAACTTCATCAGTCCATGATCCCGGAGCCACAACCATAAACGATGCTGGAAGATGACCATCGGCATCTAACCTCTTTGCGATCTCCACGTGTTCTTCGTAGCTATAGATTGACTCACGGGAAAATTTTCGATAAACAGACTGCAGCTTGCCAACGTCAACGGACTTGATCTCATCCTTGGAAAGAAATCTATCCCCGGATGATCTCCAAAAACCATGCGCATCAATCTGCCACTGTGCTCGAGTATATTCATCCTTGGTTTTCACAACCGGAATATCTGCATAGGCTGTGCTTGTATCGCTCGGTAACTTCCTGAATAACAAGATGTACTCTGGGCAACCAACACCCATCTTAGATCCATCCTTGCATTGCTCCGACCATCCTAGACGATAGGTTTGGTTATTCTCCCGCACAACATCCGTAACAATTGTGATCATGCCGAAATACTGGAATCCATGCCTCATGTAGTGGTGAATGCAAAGGCTGTGAAAGGGCTCAATCGTCGGCATTCCGGTACCCGTTGCATTGCCAAAAAGTACACGATCCTTAACATGGCAAACGAATACTCTGCCGGGCTTCAATGTTCTTAGCACTTCAGGCGTTAAATAGTCCATTTGCTCGAAGAACTTGTCTGTGTCCTCGTTATGGCCAAAGTCGTTATAACTCGGAGAATATTCATAGTGAGTGGAGAAAGGAATTGAGCTGAACCATAAATCCATGCTATTCTCTTCCATTCCTGCCACTTCTAAAATGCAATCGTTATTTACAGCTGTGAAGTGTTCTGATTCAATTTTCACTCTCTCAACTCCAATACTTCTGGCCATCTTGTCCATGAGTGAAGTGGTAGATAGGCCGTATCTCTTGATAATCTCCGTCATTTTCTCCGCAAGGTAATTATGTTGTTCCCATTTCTTTTGAAGAACTTGCAGGATTTGCCGCTCTGACTCGGTGTAGATGATGTCAATAATAACTGGTTCCTTCTGGAGAAATCGGTAAACCCTGTGAATAGCTTGAAAAAAATCATTAAATTGATAATCAATACCTAGAAATACTTCCCTGTGGCAATGGTACTGGAAGTTACAACCACTTCCACTGAGCTCTTTCTTCGTAGCGAACAAACGAGTTTTTCCCTCAGAAAAGTCAATAACTCGTTTTTCCCTAATCTCGTAGTCTTGGTTACCATAAATTTCAACCGATTCGGGCAAAGCTTTTTTTATAGCGTGTCTCTCTGCCTCTAAATCGTGCCAAAGTATGAAATGGTCATCTGGATTATTCTGAACTATCTCAGTCATCTTCCTGACGCGCTCATTGATACTCTCTCTCTTCTCTCGTGCCGCGTCCTTCAGCCCAAGTGCAGCGTCCCTAAAAATTTTACCTTGTCCGTCCCTTTCTGATCCTGCACCTGAATGATCTGTCGGGATTTCGTGGTACCTGATTTCCATTGGAGGAAGATCGTATCCATCGTCCGAGTATCCAAGGTCTGATGGCTTAGTGATAAACAGCGCCCAGCTCGACATCCATAGCCAAAATTCAACCTCTTTATGAGGGTATAGGGTGAGTTGATTTGCCTTGGTTGAATCCCTTTGAAAGAACTTTGTAAGCGCTAATCCGGTGTCCATTACCTCGAGGTACCCAGCATAATGAATTAGCTCTTTGTACTTGTTTGGCGAAGGCGTAGCCGTGCTTACTAGCTTAAATGGCACGCCCTTAAATTTACCTAAGAACGTCTGATAGGTGAGTGAACCGTAACTTCTTAATACAGATGCTTCATCCAATGAGGTAGCAATGAAATACTTAGGGTCAATGTCACCATCTCTGACACGCTCATAATTTGTTATCATGATTCGCCCCTTGGATTGCCTAACTTCGACCATATTCCGGACATACTCAGGCGCTTCCATTCTAAGTAAATTGACAGCATCTTTCGTAAATTCTTGTTTAACTCCAAGTGGTAAAACTATTAGAGCATACCCACCTTTGCGGTCCGTCACAATGCGGCAAAACTCTAATTCCTGAATCGTTTTACCTAGCCCAAAGGATTCGAAAAGTGCCCTTCTGCCGCCCTTGATAGCCCAAATTACTGCGTCTCGTTGGTGTGGTTTGAGAATCGGATTAACTTCATCTGGAGAAATAACAAATCCAGTATCTTTTGCCAGAGTTATCTTCGATTTCAAAAAATCGATATACTCCATCTAAGACACCCTAACCGGTAACACGATATGGATATATCCCTCATCTCTAAGCATCACCGGCGAAAACGCTCCATTCAATTCCATTTCAACCGTTTCGCCAACAGAGTCCAGTGCGTCCAAGATGAACCGAGCATTAACTGCGATCTCAACAGGTTCACCAGTATGCTCCACATCAATATGCTCGTTAATCTTTCCTTTCTGGCTTCCACTCACTATAGAAATCCTCTTCGAGCCATCTAATTTAATCACCTTAGAATCGCTATCGGTGAACAAAATGGCTCGGTTAATGGATCCTTTAAATTCCTCGTTCGATAACTTTATGGAGGTTAAATGGGCTTGTGGTATTACTTGATTATAATTTGGAAACTGTCCATCAATCGTTCGAGCGAACACCTTCGTTGCGTTAGATTCAAGAATGATTTGAGAGCCACTAGACACCTTTAGTTTTATATCTCCACTGAATTTCAAAGCTTCCAATAATGCCTTAGCCGGGATAATGGCTTTGAATTCTCCATAATAATCTATGCTGCTTGACAAGATGGCCAGTCGATGGGTATCAGTCGCGACAAACTCTATTCCACCATCTTTTATGGCTATTAGTATCCCGGTAAACACTGGTCGATTTGTTTCGGTTGCTACGGCTTTAATCGTTTTGGTTACGCCTTTTTTTAGTACATCGGATGGGATGATTATCTCCATATCTGATCCTTCAGGAAGTGTCGGAAATTCATCGGCCGGTAAGATTTGTAACTCTATAGATGATCCCTTGTAGTTAATAAACATTTGACCATCTTTTACCTCAATATCAACTTGAGAGTTCGGAAGTTTCTTGATGATATCGCTAAATAGTTTTGCTGGCACAACACAAGATCCTTCCTTTTGCGCGTCAATAATGTGAATTGTGTGCTGTATGCCCATTTCTAGGTCTGTTGCTGTAAATTGGAGGTCACTTCCCTTGAGGGAAACGAGGACACCTTGAAGGATAAGCATTGATTTAGTTGCTACAGCTTTTTGTACAGCTGCAATTCCTTCGTTTAGGATTGATTTGTGGCATGAAAACCTCATAGCCATATTCCTCCCATACTCGAATCGTGATTATTAATTACTGGCTTATACTCCGATGGGTTGATGTCATGAGGTACCCGCCAACCATTGGCAGCAACTCGGTCAATGAGCTTTTTTGCTACCTCAAACTCCCATGTTCCAACGTGTTCAAACCCACGGCCCTCCAAAAATCGAATTTGCTTTGGTGTCGTTAATCCTTCCGTTCGACGCATATCTAACTTGTCTAAAAGCTTGGCAGCCTTGCCAGCACTCTCGACCTGATCCGGGAATATTCCTAATTTCTCAAGTGTCTTGACCTGTTTATCTGAAGGTGGCCCCATCTCCCAACCAAACGCTGGGACATAGCTGGCTAGGTCTTCAGCTTGGATACTCATTTCGAATTGGAGAGGATCCACGAGCTTGCGCTTCCGATGTTTCATTTCTTGGAGTTGTTTTGCTAGTGCTTCCTCCCGGGCGGCCACTGCGTCCTCTGTGGCCTTGACTTCAGCTTCTTGAATATCTACTGGGTAGCCAGCTTCTTCGATGTTCTCAGTCATGATTTGAGCTACTTCTGGCGAAGAACAGATCAAATGGGCCGGGTGACAAAGCTCGTGTTTTTCTGTGTGCCATAAAAAGTCTAAGAGTAATAAATAGTCTTTACCATCAAATAAGCGGGTACCGCGCCCGACCATCTGTACATAAAGACTTCTGATTTTAGTTGGTCTAAGAACGACAATACAGTCCACTGCAGGACAATCCCAACCTTCTGTGAGTAGCATGGAGTTACAAAGCACGTTATATTTGCCGGTTTCAAAATCCTTAAGGATCTGCGCCCGATCCTCGCTAGTACCATTTACTTCTGCTGCGCTGAATCCCTTAGACTCTAAGACATCGCGGAACTTCTGTGATGTCTTAATTAGCGGTAAGAAGACAACAGTTTTGCGATCCATGCAGTACTTTGCCATCTCATCGGCAATTTGGTGCAAATAAGGGTCCAAGGCATTGCCTAAGTCGGAAGTCTTATAATCACCGGCCTGTGATCCTACGCCTGTTAAGTCCAATTTTAGCGGGATAGTTTGAGCCTTTATCTTACACAAATAACCTTCCTTGATAGCCTTGGGCAACGTGTATTCGTAGGCTAAGGTTTCAAAATATTGGCCTAGATTCTTCATATCACCACGATCAGGCGTAGCAGTAACACCCAGTACCTTTGCCTTATCAAAATAACCAAGAACGCGTTGGTAGCTATCAGATAAGCAGTGGTGGGCCTCATCGACTATGATGGTATTAAAATAATCAGGTGGAAATTGCATGAGGCGCTTTTCCCTCATGAGCGTTTGCACTGATCCAACGACTACACGATACCAGCTATCCATACATGAGCTCTCAGCCTTTTCTACTGCACAACCAAGGCCAGTCGCTTTCATCATTTTGTCGGCTGCTTGATCAAGTAGTTCCCCTCGGTGAGCAAGTATTAAAACTCGCTCACCGTCTTTAACGCATTCCTCAGCGATCTTTGAAAATATTATGGTCTTGCCTCCGCCAGTTACGAGCACCAATAGGGTTTTGAGTATGTTGTTGGCCCATTGATCCAGAACCGCTGCTTTTGCTTCCTCTTGATATTTCCTAAGCTGCATTGACTAAAACCTCCCAGCCTCAAAACTTTTGGCCGGCGTTGCTTCTCCCGGATCATAGAATTTCTTGATTTCATTGTTAGTCATTTCATTACCCTTATCACTCGTCCACTTACGGACTCCGACTCTACAGCGGCCCTTTGCTCCGACTACAGCGTTCCAGTTCATCGTAACCTTTTCGCCTTTCTTGCGTTGACCGATGCCAGTGAAGAACGCACACAACATACCTTCGGTTATCGAGTGTAAAAACAGATTATGTTTAATAGTGGTCTCGCCTTGTGATCCTTGTATCTTGATGTGAACAATCGCCTTATTGCATGGGGGAAGCTTATCGCTGCCGTTGTGTCTGGCACGCTCAAAGGTCACAACCTCAAAGTCATAGTCACCTTCTGGCAATACCACAAAATCTGGTCCGTCATTCTCGATTTGATCGTCCCAACTAAACTCGCGTCCTTCGTCACTCATTGATTGTTTCCTCCTCTATTGTCAACTTTTCTCGGCCGTGGTTAGTTTACAATGTTGTATCAGTAAGGTATATCATCCCTAAAATCTTTGATCATCTGGAACACCTGGGTCCATGCTGCAACGAGAACACCAGAAACAAAGTTAGGATCATAATTTGATATTGGTGCGTTTAATGGGTAATATCCTTTGCTGGCTACAGCCTGTTGGATTTCCTCAACTGTTACGCTGTTTGCAGCCATCAGGTCTGCCAGTGGCTTAGGAACACCAGTTAGGTCTTGCTTAGGCGGATTCTGCTGGGTCAATGGCTCTTTGATTTCTTTTTTTTGTGGTTCTGTAATTGTGGTTTGTTCCGTCTTAGCTGGCTCGTTTATTTTTACTTCTGGATTAGAAGGTTTATCCACTGGCTTTTGCTCCGGATCTTTGGTGACCAGTGGAGTAGTTGCGCTTCCCTTAACTGGTATACAATGAGCAATTTCCTTAAAATCAAAAGGCAATTCTTCCTTTAGATCATGGCGGTTCTTGGCATCCCAGCATATGTGGTGCGTAGTATACATGACACGCTTCCCGCCTTGGGCCTTATTTTTGCCCTTTTGCAAGCCCTGACCATCTACATCAACAACATAGGTCTTATAGTTTATAAATAAAACCATATCTGCCCATTCTCGAACCATGGGAGCTACATACTTAGTAAGTTTTAATTCCCACCTATCGTATGATCCCATTTCATCTGGAAGATCGAATTTTCTCGTAAAAGCATGGGCGGCAATTACAACATTTACTCCGGCCTCAACGAGTTCTTCCAACAGATTTAGTAGCTTTCCGAATTCCTCGGCAAGATAGGTGTACCCCTTGCCATATCCAAATCCTTCAATTCCATCCTTGTTGGATTTTGCACATAATTCTACAGCACATAATTTTTCTGCCCAATCTGCAGTATCTAAGCCAAAAGTGTTTAATTTGTGAGGGTTTTTGATAAAATATCTAACTTGCTCAAGGAGCATAGTCCAGCTACTTGGCTTAGGGGTTCTGGCAACATCTAGCTTTTTGGTACTTCCCTCTACGTCTGCAAAAATGATATTAGGGAATTTTGACAAGAAGGTTGATTTGCCAATGCCTTCCGGTCCATAAATTACGCACTTTTGAGCACTTGCGATTTTACCGCGTGATATTTGCATAATTAAAATTCAACCTCTTCTCTTTCCAAAATATTCCCCGCTTCAAAGTCTGCTGTTGAAAGTAATGCCACAAGGGGCGTCATTTTGTTGGCGTTATTAAAGGCCCACCTACCGGAATAGTCACTCAAGTCCCAGGCCCCCATATGCCAGCGAATTGCAAGCTTCTCAAACTCAGTAAGTTTAATAAAGCCTTGAAGAACGCTTAATGACTTCTCGCCGTGGCCCAAGGGGAGCTGATCCTTAATCGAATACACAACTGGTAATTCTGGGAATGGATCTCGATGTCGATTCTTAAGCCAATCGATCAAGATCGTTGCACTTGCAGAAGGAATTGATCGTAGAAACTGACCATCTTCCCCTAATAGTTTTATAAATAGGTCTGGTTTTACATTCGTACCTAAAAATATCCCCTGTTTTTGTGCCCAAAGACTACAAAGGTAACTGTATTGGGAATCACTGCACGGATCCCCTCCTTCTTGGTAAAAGTTAATCTTGCAGAGATCGTGACCAAGGCCACAAATAATCACTGATTCTTCTGGAACATCAATTTTAAACCGATTTACTTTTTCATCCAGTAGGCCATAGACATTCAAACTGTGTTCTGCCAAACCTCCCTGTTTTGCTAAATGGTATTTCACTGAGCATGGGGCTTGGAAAAAGTCAGACTCATTCAAAAAGTCAATAAGCTCCTTTATTCCAGATCGATTAACACGATTCCACAGATGAAGAATAAGATCTTTACGTTCTGGCATCAAAACTCACCAGCCTTCCATGTCGGAGCTACTTCCTGAACCGATTCATCTGCTCCCTTGACATAACCGTCTTCAATAATGATCGAGCACTCATCACCAGTTGACACCCTGGTGGCTATAGCTTGCAATCCCTCAGCTTCCAGCCACTGTCCGAACTCGTTCATGGTATCCATGTCCATCTGCTCCAGCTTATCCATAAGAACAAAACCACAATTAGGATTAAGCTTTCTCACGATGGCCACCGACACTTTTAGCTGATCAGATCCACTCATGCCATCCCATTTTCTACCGTTGTAGGTCAATTCACCATCTACGACTGATAGGTTAGGGAGAGGTAGGTCTGCATTGGTAAGTAGGTCAACCTTCTCTTTCCTGATGCCCTCTACTTGCGCCGTAAGGGCAGCATACTGGTTGCTGTATTCAAGGGCATCCTGTTCGGCCTTGTCTTTGTCAAGATTGGCTCTTACCTTAATGTTGATGGACTCAATGTTGGTAATATTGTTTTCCAGCTCTTCAGTGCTTTCGTCGTGAAGATCAAGAGCTGGCTTGCTTGCAACTTCTTGATCGGCAAGTGCAGCGTCCAATCTCCTTTGCAATTCAGCCATTTGGTTTGATAAATTATTAACGGTTGTCGAGATCTCCCGAAGTCTTTGGCGTTTTGACTGATTAGCTCCGTTACGAGCGAGTATTTCTTGCTGCTGCTTGATTAGATCACCGGCTGAAATTGGCTCTTTCGGCGCATCAGGGTGATAGGTCATTTCCTTTGCAAACTTGCTTTTCTGATCTTTGATCTGACCAATAGTTTTGCGCTTGTTGTATGTTTCCTGCTCCTGCTTCCCTAGCTCATACAACTTGTCCCCCACGCCGATGATCTGAAGCAAGGTATTGGCCTTTTCTTTGCTAGTCGCTTGCATAAACTTAGGTAGATCAAGGGCTAACTGCCCGACAAACTCGTCAAGAAGCTTTTGCCCGCCTTTTTGACCGTTCGGATCAATGACTTTTAGATCGCTATTTTTACCCTTCCTTTCTACGACCAACCCATTAGACATGACCATATGAAGGTTAGGTGGAATGACTGATCCAGTCCGCTGTGCATCGGAAGGCTTATATGAGTTTCCTCCTAAGACCCACGCTATAGCGTCCAGTACAGACGTTTTGCCTTGATTGTTTTTACCGCCAATCACGGTCAGGCCATTTGCAGTAAACTCGATTTTGACAGCCTTTACGCGCTTGACGTTTTCTATTTCCAGTTTGTTGATCTTAATACTCATTACTCATCATCTTCCCCCTCTAAATTAGTTGAGTGAATATATGCCTCAAAGCTTGCACCGCACTCCATGCAATCGGTGTTTTCGCCTTTCCCTAAGCCATAATCCTTGCCAGTTACTTGTGAAGTTTGGCATTATGCCAGCCCCTTAAAATAATAATGTTCCGTATTGTAGGTCTTCGAGTATGTTTTTCCTCGGTGTCAACCTATCGAATGCGCACGGCCTCATATCTAATAGCCAGTCATGCTCTAGGGCGTTCAACCTTATGTCGTCACTGATAGCACAGGCAAATGTTTTCATCTCCTTTGCCATGCCATATCTCATTAAAGCCTCCCATTTTTGCTGGTAATATTTGCGTAGGATTTCAATGTTATTTCTCTCGTAAGCAAGGCCAGTACCACAAGTGTAGCAGCCATTACGTTCAAACAGTTTTTTCCCGCCCTCATCTATCAGGTCATACAACGGTGCATAAGGCACATCAAATTTGTGTATATAATCCCAAACATCAACATCATTCCAAATTGACAAAGGGTTGGAATACAAATAATTGTCAGCCGTATTGTATAGAAATCCATAGTCGAGAAAGGTAAAAGTCCTGCGCCTCGATTCACTTGCCAACAGACCTCGAAAGAGCGTGTCACATCCAAGTTTCTTTTGGAGCTTTTGCGAAGGTCGTTCCTTGATGAAGTTACAACAACTATGAGATATTCTCATATCTGGGAACTTTCTCAGCATTTCGTAATATCTGTCGTTACCCTTCGACTGTTCCGGGCTGTACTTCAGGAACACGTTAATGTTAATCCGGGGAGCATCAAGTTTTGTGGCGTCTTTGCCTAAGATAGGAAAGCCGTACTGTTCTGCGATGAACCAAAAGCTGACGAGTGTTCCTTTCTCCCAAACAAGCTTGCGTTGACGAAAGTCTTCCCACATCTCGGGAGTCACAGCTTCATTCAGCTTGTCTGTAGAAAGTAAACGGCCTTTCTTGTTTAGGTATTTTCCGATTTCTCCGAGCTCTTCGATCAGTGACAATACTTCTTTTTGTGCTTCATATCTCAGACGTGGTACTTTCAGTCGATCTAGCTTTGTTTCATGGAAGTTCTCTCCACCCCAATCCCTACCGAGCTTCCTAGCGAAATTGAGGCTTTCTGGATACTCAACACCCGTATTGCCGAAAATAACAACCATATCCTTGGCTTGCTCTGGACATGTCGTAAGGATTAAATGCCATAGCGCAGTTGAGTCTTTGCCGCCAGAAAAGGCAAGAGCGATTTTTTTACCCTGTTTAAATGTTTCACGAATTACTTCCTTGGCTGCTTCAATCTTTTTATCGAGTTCCCATGATTGCATTTCCTGTAACTCGGCATATTTAAATATGCTTTGTTTTTTCAATACCTAGTTCACCTCCACGACTGCTTACTCCTTATCCGCCAACCTAAGCTTTATCGCCTCGCTAAGCGTCGCGACAAACTCCGTAGTGCTCATTTCCCTCGCAGTACCCAGAACTTTCTTTTGAGCATTAAAATCAGAGCTTACATTTTCCAAGGCGAATGTAATGTTCTTAACAACCTTACTGGGTGATACTCCAACGGTGTTCCCTATTGCTGAGTAGAACTTGCCGATTTGAAGGATTGCCGATGGGGTTTCGTGCAGGATGTTCAGTGCCACCTTTATGCACTTATGGCCGTGAAGATTGGGCTTGATGCCTAGCTCGTTGAGTGCGGTTGAGACTTCTAATTCGAATTGGTCCAAATGAATTCTCCTTCCTCAATTGGTTTTGTTCCGCTACAAAGATCTGGCAAATTAGACCTAACAAGCGCATCAGGCCACACTGGAGGCACTGAGTTTCCGCATTTTGCAACCTGTACGGCCTTGGAAAGATTTTTACCATCGCTATACCTGTCCCTGGACGCGTGAGTTACCATTTCTTTTCCCGCATCCCGAACGGTCTAATAAACATCGGAGTAACGCCCCTCTGACTAATATTCCTGCCGTCCATGTAATCCACGATTACGCCATCATCACTAACAGTAGCAATAGTCTTGTGATCAGACTCCTGACTATCGAGTTTCTTCTCAATCCGGCGCGTCTCTTGCTCGATCTTATGAGCCTCGTCTTCACGCTTGAGCGATTCGGCTTTAAGATCACGCAATACCTTACGAACAACCTTCCCGACCTTTTTCAGCATCCTTTACCCGCCTTTCTGCGTTTCTTGGATCTTGGATAACGCGGATATTCATCTGCCCTTAGCCTTACCTCGGTCTCAACTACTGGGGGCTCCGCTACAGGCTTTGCTAAGATCAGCACAAACGAGGTAATAGACCAAAAACCTTCAGTGCCGAGTTCCCATACGGCACCACAGCTGCATACCGATTTGACTTGGCCTCCCGGGAACTCCATAACTTGTCCACACTGGCATTTTACGGATAACTCTTGTTTAAGTACCATGGAGTCCACCTCCTACGATTGGTTATTCCTTGGCCTTGAAAATACCGAGCAATAAGTTTTTAGGCGCTTCTTTTGCAACTACTACCGCGTATTGCGCTTTCAATGAAATTCGGACTCTCAGTCCTGCGTAAATTCCGTAATCATCGCCTGCCTCGATGCCACTGCCTGCCTTGATGCCCCAGCCTGCCTCGATGCCACTGCCTGCCTCGATGCCACTGCCTGCCTTGATGCCACTGCCTGCCTTGATGCCCCAGCCTGCCTCGATGCCACTGCCTGCCTCGATGCCACTGCCTGCCTTGATGCCCCAGCCTGCCTCGATGCCACTGCCTGCCTTGATGCCACTGCCTGCCTTGATGCCACTGCCTGCCTTGATGCCACTGCCTGCCTTGATGCGTAAACTTGCTTTTATAAATCCGCTCACTTTAATTAATCCCGCGAAGAAAATGTTTCCCTCAATCTCTAAATCTCCGTCGATCTCCATAACAGCATCAGTTTTTCCAACGGCCTCCATTAACCAATCTGCGTAACCGTCTTGATTCTCCTTCGCCAAGACATCCAATACGGCTTGGTACTCTGCACCTTCAGGGAAATGATCCGCGAAATATCTTTGTCCTGCACCGCAAGCTGATTTTTCCTTGAGAAATCCTAGGGTTATAAACATAATTCATCCTCCAATTTCTTTTTTAGCTTTAAGACTCTTTAGATTCCGGCAAATATGACCCATGTTTAAGCCGTAAATCGCCTCAAGGTCCTTATAATAAACACCTTGTTCACGCAGTTTCGCCATGTCGTCCCAGTCCTCGGACGTTAACTGGTTTTTAACATTTCCTGGCTTATCGCTCTGCAATTTCTCAAAGGCCATCTCAGGGAGACACTCGCCGAGGATTGAAATCACCAGGGCGTAATAGTTAAGTCTTACGGCTTCCGTATAGGAAAGCGCTAACAACTCATTTCATCCCCTTCCTGAGTTGTGGTATACTAATGATGATTGATTTTCCCTTGAGTCCGTTGACGTTGGCCCGTTGACGGACTTTTTTGCGTTTGCCTGATTGATACCAGCACCAAAGCTGAAAGGCTGTGAGCATCGGGATTACGTGGCCTAGAAGTACGGCTTGAGTGTGGTTCATAGGGATTCCTCTTTCCGCCAGTCGCAAGCCGAGGCCTTCTTCTCGTACTCGTGATAAACCGCCTCATACCTCTCGGCCTCGTCAATATCTTCCTGGTTAACATCTTCCTGGTTAAGAGCCTCCTTGTTAAGAGCCTCCAGGGCCTTGTCAAGTGCCTTTCCTGACTGACGGTAATAGTAAGAAATTTTCACAAGAGCTACTAATTGCTTCATGGATTCCCTTTTTTGAATGGTTAGATCAAGTACTGAAGCGATTACGTGACCAGACATAAGAGCAAATCCAATTGATAGGCCAACTCCTGTAGCCATGCTAGCGAATCCTTCTAAAGTGCTTTGTGGGTATAAGTTCCAACCAAAATGCCAAGTTTCTAAGACGTTGAACGCAAACGATCCTGCGATTACGACTAGGCCTTTTTTAAGGTAGTTCATTCGTACCTCCCCTGCGTCAAGCTTGTCCACGTTAGGTTTAAGCCGAATAACGTACTGCTCTGGAATGAACACTTCTGAAGCATTTAGGCGTGCGCTTCTGAGTTGCTGCTCTGCGTTGGTTACGTCGAGTCTGCAGCGCTACAGCGACTTGGCGCGGGTGTAAGTGTTCAGCCTGTAGGCCGTAGTCGAGTTTGAATTTTGCCAATTGGGTTTTCACCTCCTCTCGCCGATGAGGTTATTGGGTTAGTCTTTGCAGCCTTCGCACTCCCTCGGATACCCAACCGGTTCTCCGATGTATTCTCCGCACTGTTCGCAGAGTGTTCCGTCTTGGATCAATGCCATAATCTCTGGCGAGCAAGTTGGGCCGTCTGGGTGTTCCTCCGTGATCTTTCCAAGGTTATTCGCTTCAGTTTTAACAGGGACCGGATAAACAAAGTCCTTACGTTCGCACCACAACTCGTTCAAAAGATCAAGCTTGAACTCAAACTCGACTTTTCCACATGCAAGGTAATGGCTGCATCGGATGTCCACGATCTCGGTAGGAATATTGGCGAATAATACTTTGTCGCCTAGTTGCACGTCATATTGGGCTTGGAATGTTGCTATCTGCATGGTTATACCTCCTCTCTACCTCGTTAAAATCCAAAGTAGTACATACACGTCAAGGAGTAGGATTAATGTTGGTATCAACACTTGCGATTCACCCCCTACACAATCCTCGACGGGCACCAACTAGGAGATGGTCTAGCCTCCTTCGATGGAATAGGTCTTGCATAACGCTTTGTCCATGCCTGATTGTGATTGCAAAAGCTTTTTCGACCGGAGCGTAGGAGCCAGTTGCAGGTTTTACATTTTGGTGTGCCCACTTAATCCTCCCCTTCTTCTAATGGACTCTTCCGATCCAAGAAATCCCGAACAGCATCCACCGTCTTGGACGACCACATGATCTGAAATCCTTCCCACTTGTTCGCGCCCTGCTGCTTAGCTGAGTCCTGCATCATACCGAACTCTTTACCCCTGTCCGTTAGCCTCCAAGGATTATGTTTGATCAGTCGTTCAGTGCCCGGAACTTTACCTGGTTCGCGTAGGCCTTGTTGGAATCCCATCTTTTCGAGTGTTAGGTTAACGTTACTTGCTTTGAGTGGCGGAATTAGCCTTTCACCGATTTGACCGGAGTTAAGTATTTCAGCGTCTTCCTCTTTGGGAGCGGGGAGTGTTTTGCGGTAATCGCCTAGTTGCTTGCCTGTTTCCTTTTCGATACGAGCCAATGCAACTGCCAATACTCGTTCGGTCCGAATGCCGGCTGCTATGGCAAACTCTTTGGCGAAACGGATCTCGCCGATGGCTGCGCTGTGCCAGGGTGAGATGGATTGGGAATAGTTTGACCTTGAGGCTGTGTAAGAACCAGTTTTACGAATAGATGGTAGTATTTCATCAGCCACCAATGCCTGGAAGGCTTTTGCACTTTCCGTTTCACCCTTCATTGAAAGACGATAGAAGGCATTTTCAGGGATAAACTCTTTCCCCACCAGATGGGGAAAACCCATATCGGATAAATAACCGCCCACGCGATCCCATCTTACGTATTCCTTACCATCTTTTAATTGCACAAATCCCAATCCTCTTGAAACTGCCTCCGTGTTTAACCATGCTGTTCCGTCTTCATCGATGTACCCATTAACTCCGGATACTGTAATTAAATCGCTCATGGTTACCTCCTAAATTAATTAGCCCGCTTTTTCACTATTAGGTCTATTTCGTAGGTACTTGAGTAATATAAACTGGGACAATCTATATACTTGTCCCATCAAGCTTTAAAAAAATGCGGGGCTTTTAACCCCTATAAAACTAAGCCTGGCTTACTCCGCACTTCCTGACCTTCCTTAATAATTGCCCAACAAGCGTTTTTTAGGTCTGAAAGTATACACGCAGTCTCCTCTTTTGTTTTAGGAGGTGGGGCAACTATAATGATTTTCGTTCTACCTATTATCATTAGATTTTGGGTACAATCCACTGCAGCATCACTCCCATACCATTGCTGGTTAATCTTATGCTGCAGTGGCTGGGGGACTACCCTGTTGGTCAAGCTAACATTTTGCAAATTATTTCCCCCATTTTCTACCCTATCTTTTGTTTTAGCGCGGGATTATGTTCATCAATAATGTTGCTTAAGCTTAACTTTAGCCCTAATGCTTCACAGGCTTTTGACATAGTTGTCTCATTCCAACGCCGTTTACTTAATAGCAGATCAGACACATATTGGGGCGTGTATCCCATCCTCTTTGCAAGTTCAGCAGAGGTTAATGGGCCCTTAGATAAAGCTTCTTTAATTTTTTCCGAGAAATTCAAAACCATCACCTCCTCCTTATTAATAATATTAAGCTATTAGCTTAAATTTGCCAATCGTATTTTTAAGCAAATAGCTGTCATTCAAGGCGTTGTAAAGCAAATAGCACGTAATATCTGCTATTTGCTTAATTTTACTCAATTTTAAGCTATTTGTTGTTTGAAATATCAGCTAATTGTTGATAATATATAACAAGTAAGCTAATTGCTGATAAATGGAGGGCTATTAATGGATTCAGGCTCAGGCTTAAGGATAAGAGAAATTCGCGAAAATAGAAGAGACAGTGGTATTTTGATCGCTCAGATACTCGGCATATCGCCACAATACTATTATGACCTTGAAAAGGGTAAGAGAAATTTAAGTACTGAATTGGCGACCAAACTCGCTAATCATTTTTCTGTCTCTATTGATTATCTTCTTGGACATGAAAATATACCGCTTAATGTGGAAGCGGCTAATGAAACATATTTAGATCGTCCAGAAATCAAGGACCTACTCGAAATTGTGAAGGATGCTACTAAAAAAGATATTGAAAATACCATAAAAATAATCAAAGCTTTGAAAGAAAAGTGAAGGTGGTATTGATCTTGAAGCAAAAATTTAATAGAACACTTTTGCACCTTCGTAAATCGAGAACCGATCTTGAGGCAGAGGCGAGGGGGGAAGGTGAAACGCTAGCTAAGCATGAGTCTTATTTATTGAAATTTGCCAAAGAAAATAATATTAACATCATCCAAATTAGAAAAGAACTTGAATCCGGTGAATTCCTTGTACACAGACCAGAAATGCTGTTGACGCTAAAGGAAATTGAACAAGGTATGTATGATGCGGTGCTTTGTATGGATATTGACCGCTTGGGTCGCGGAAAGAAACAGGACCAGGGAATAATTTTAGAAACATTCAAAGGATCTAGCACAAAGATTATTACTCCGCGAAAAACCTATGATCTAAGCGACGAATGGGACGAAGAATACGTTGATTTTGAACAATTTATGGCACACAAAGAACTACGATATATTAATCGACGTCTTCAACGTGGCCGCGTAAGCTCAGTCGAAGCAGGTAACTATATCGGTACTCGTGCACCATTTGGCTATTCAATTAAGTCTGAAGGTAAGGGTAATAGATTTCTTGTTCCCGATCCCGAACAAGCGCCCATTGTTCAGATGGTTTTTACTTTATACACTAATGACGATCCCAACAAATCCATTGGCGCAAATAAAATAGCCGCTGAGTTAAATCGGCTTGGCTATCGTTCTTCAACGGGAAGATTATGGGAAAGATCTTCTATCATATTTATGCTAAAGAATGCAGTCTATGCCGGCCGTATCCAATGGCGAAAGAAAGAAATCAAAAAATCTATTACGCCTGGAAAAAAGAAGGATATTAAAACAAGACCAAAGGATGAGTGGATAGACGTAATGGGTAAACATGAACCTTTAATATCCATGGAAGTATTTAAAAAAGCAGAAGAAATTCTCAAGGGTAAATATCATGTACCTTATCAACTTTACAGTGGAATCGTTAACCCTTTGTCCGGCTTAATACACTGTGGAATGTGTGGTTCCATGATGGTTAGGCGCCCATATTCTCATCAACAATATCCGCATTTAATCTGCATCAGTTCCAATTGCCCGAACAAAAGTTCTCGTTTAGATTATGTTGAAAATCGTATAATTGAAGGACTTTCCCAATGGTTGAAAAACTACCAACTTGATTGGAGTGATAAACCTAATCAACAAGATAAGAATGATTCCATTGTATTCCATGAAAAAAATAAACAAAAACTTGAAAAAGATCTATTAGAAATTTCTGAACAAAAAGGTCGGTTACACGATTTACTTGAGCAAGGAGCTTACGATATTCAAACTTATCTAGAACGTTCTCGAGTTTTGGCTGAGCGTTCAGACACAATTACAAATACCATAAAGGAATTGGGTCAAACGATAGAACAGGAACAACTCCGAAAAACTGCTAACAATGAGGTTATTCCTAAAATTGAAAACGCCATCAGCCTGTATTACAAGACAGATGATCCTGCAAAGAAAAATGCTCTTTTAAAATCGGTTCTTAATTATGCTGAATACAAAAAAGAAAAACGCCAAAAAGATGACGATTTTACCTTAGTAATTCATCCTAAATTATCCGAGATTCCACAGAACGAAGCGCAATAAAAGCACCCAGTTCCATACTGGGTGCTGCTTTAAGCCATATACAGATAACATGTAGAAGTTAATTCATTGCCTTCTACATGTTATCTGTATTAACTTTAGAATCTATATTCATAAATCCAAGTGCCTTTTTAAGCTTTATCCCCTCTGCATGACAAATTAACTCTTCATATTTAAGGAACAAAAGATAATCAGTGCCTAATTTATCAATCATGATCTTTCCTAATTTAACTACTTCCTTCATTATAATTGCAAATTCTTGATCATCCTTGATGTCCTCATATAAGTCAATAAGAATTTGATCTTCTTCTGTAGTCATTATTTTCCCCCTCAAAATACCACTTGTCAAAGAAGGTTAATAATGGATATAATCAAAGCGTAAGAACCCTTCTTCGGAAGTGTGTTTTTAGTAAGGAAGTCCGAGAACTCTTGCTGGGGTTAGATCGGGCTTCCTTGTCTATTTCCTACTTTCGTTTTGCTGACTTCTTCTCACCGACTGGCTTTTTTAGGGGCTCAGCTATCAATCCATCCTCCCCGGTTAAAACTCTATATTTCTCCCCATTGAATTGGAATAGCTCTCCTTCATTAAGTCCGGATTCGCCCAAGCCTAGGATCATACTGATTTTGCGTCTGTGCCATGTCTCGCCCTCGTCATCGCTGACCTTAACTTCGACCTGCACGTTGGCCTCATCGAGAAATTCATTCTCGAACTGATCCTCGTTAACCTTAGTTTTTGTTCCCAAAATACATCCCCCTTAAGAACGTTTAATCTCCATTTATTAGAACACATGTTCCGTGTATTCATCAAGGGGTATTTTGTCGAATGCAAATTATATTACTTCTACTGATCCTTCCAAGAGTAATTATAATCCTACGCCAAGACAATTTTATTTATCTTGATCCTCTTCATAAAGCTCCCCTACCTTAACTCCTAGCGCATCCGCAATCCGCGCAAGTGTCTTAGCTCTCGGTCTCGGTATGTTCCCCTCCTCTATCCTACTGATGTAACTAGGGCTTATTAACACCCTCCTAGCTAACTCTTTCTGGGTCCATCCGTTTAATAAACGTAACTCAGCTATCTTTCTGCCCATCTCCATGCTGTCAAAGTCCTATCTATAATGATACACCAGTTTTTGGTCAAAATTACTTCATGTCCGACTATTCATTTCGCGCTATTCTGCGACACTTTTAGACAATTATATCCAAATTACTTTTATGTACGTGCGTACATTGATTATAACCCTAATTGTGACATTATTAATTTGGTAATTATTTCTGCAAAATGCATTAATAAAATACCGAAATAATGCTGCAAGTGGGTTAGTACATGAATCGAATCAAAGAGATTTTAAAAGAGCTAGGTATGACACAAGAGGAGCTCTCGCTCATTTCAGGAGTTCCGCAACCGGAAATTAGTCGAATAGCTAATAACAAGAAAAGAAAAATCGAATTAGAAACAGGAGTTAAAATTGCGCGGGGCCTTGGACGCTCGGTAGAGTATGTTTTTCCGGATTACTAAATTGCATTAGCCTAGCAGGAACTTGTCCATTTGTGCGGAATATATTTCCTGTGGTGATGAGATTGAATCGTATTAGAGAAGCAATGAAAGAGTTAGACATGACCCAAAAAGAACTTCAAGAACTAACGGGTATCCGCCAAAATGTAATAAGTCGCATCATAAATGGAAAAGTAAAGACAAGCGTTTCTCTTGAAACAGCTAGAAAATTCTCAAAAGCGTTAAATAAGCCCATCGAATATCTTTTCCCTGAATGAACAGGGAATTTTTTTATTTCGAAATAGTCCTTATGAGTAATATTATACCCCGCAAGGCATATATCTTTAACAGGTAATTTGTGACACAGACGGAACCCTCTTGGGTCACAACAGATCACACTCGTAGCACAGGAGGTACACAAATGAGCGACATAACAATCCTACGCGCAAGACTCCGAAGGAGAGACAAGGACATTCAGCAGGCGGTTAAGCGCTTAAACCTAGAGGAAGGAGAAATGGCCGATATGGTCCGGGATGGATTTCGGAGGATGTTGACGGAGATGGGTGCGCTACGGGTATCGGTGGAGCCTATTACCCCCGACGCGGCCCAACTCATAGCCAAGGCACTTATGTTTAATCTGAAATCTGAGAAAGAACCATATCGTTGACGTCAACGATATGGCCTGAAAAAAGAAATGAGAAAAACAAAATAGCCCAGCCTAAGCCGGACTATTCCATGACAACCAAGTATTAACTTCGCTTATTATCGTCAAAAAATGGTATCGCCAATTGCTTACCCATCTTCTTATGCTCTATTACTTGTAAAATCTCATTCTCGGTTTTTATGCTCCCGTCATGCCCATGCCATTGAGTGGTTTTCATTTCAACAATTAGCAAGTCCTCTTTCGAAAGAGAAACTTCATTATTATCTATCATGTTTATAAATGCCGGGTCCCTTAATGTCGCAGTAATTTTATCCTGTCCATTATTAGTGAGCCGCCATTTATAACCTTCTTCAAATGAAGCTGTCACTATCTTAAAGGCCGCCTTTGAAGTGGATTCTAGAATTTTTTCTTCTTCTGAGTTCTTGGATATTTCCGGGATGCGGTAATAAGGAACTTCAGATTTAGTAACTACCTTTTCGGTAGTCCCGTTTTTCTGAGTAAAGAACCGATCAATGCCTTCCTTCTCCAATGGCTTAAGGATGCTTTGTATTGAATTCTGTACCTTAATATTGACGAATAGCTGATAAACAGGTCTTTCAACAACAATTGGTTCTGAATTATCATCGAAATCAAGCCTTACGTTATTATTTTCAACAACAGTTCCCCTTTTAATCTTTCTACCCTTAATGGCCTTGAATAAGCCAAATAGGGTAATTGGATTTAACCCGGTAAGAGTTGCGATAAGTCCTAATTGGTTTAGTATCTCTTCAATCGAATGAGAATGAACACTATTAAACAAAAAGCCGATCTGTTCAGCTATTGTTCTTACTATTTCAAAATCTACATGAAAGGAGCCTGTTTTAAAGTCAGATTTAACTAATACTTGCATCTTAGAGTTTGGCCCATTAAGTTCTTTATTTGCCTCTTCTAGCAAATTACCGAAGGCAAGAAGAGCTGGAGCCAGTTCCCTTACGTCCATGATCCCGTCTTGGAGCGCAACTCCGTCATATGCAATTGTTAAATCATACTTACTCATCTTCTTAAATCACCTCAGATTCATTTACCATTTAGTATTAATATACACCATTTATTTAAGAAAATGTTGGTAAAAACAAAGAAACGATTAAGAAATTAAGGGAGGAGTGTCAGCTTTGGCAAAGCAACAAAACGTCATCGAAGAAGTCCGCGACCAACTTAAGTACCTTTTCCTGCACAGAAAAGGCAACGATGCCCACGCAGCCGTGCAGGACGTGATCGACGCAATATGGCCGAAAGACCCCAAGCCAAAGATCCTGAAGAAAATCAAGCTAACGGGCGAAGCCTACCGGTTCATTCTCTCACTCGATCCCGGTCTCGGCTACAAGGAATTTAAGGCCAAGGAACAACTCTTTGCCGATGCCATGGGCGGAACTGTCCAGGTTGAGAAGAGAGGAAAGGTGATCACTATGCAAGCGTCAACAACGGAGATCAAGCGCGAATACCCATACTCCTTCGATCCGTCTCAGTACAAGGGTTATCTCCCGATCCACTTCGGTCACTCCGCCATCGGTGAAGTCGTTAAGGATCTTGCCGATATGCCGAACCTCATTATCGCCGGACACCCGGGAGCAGGTAAATCAAACTTTATCCACGGACTTATCATGGGTTTGTTGCTTAACAAAAAAACAGACATCCGAACCGTTGCCTTAGACTTTAAACGACTGGAATATTCCTACCTCAAGGAACACGTTTTACTCGTAACGGATCAAGATAAGGCCCCCATCGTATTCAACGCAATCAATAAAAACCTAGATGAGAGACTAACCACCCTTGAGTCTGCCGGATGTGTAAAGATCCAAGATTATATCGAGCAGGGCCACGAAATGCCCTTTCTAGTGATCGTAATTGATGAACTAGCAGAAATGCACGATGAGGAATGCCAAACGTCTCTGAATCGCATCCTACGCCTCGGCAGGGCTGCCGGGATCTGTGTGGTATGCGCTACTCAAAGGCCATCCAGCACAATGATGAAGGCATTCGGTGACTCCAAGGCGATGTTCGCGGGGACGATGTGTTTCCACGTCCGGGATGGCATTAACTCTAGGATGCTCCTAGACAACGAGAATGCTGCGCTCATCCCCTCGATTCCCGGACGGGGAATATACCAATGGGATAACGAGCTAGAGACACAGGGGATGTACCTACCTATTAAACAGGCTAGGAAATTACTCAGAGATGTTGATCGAGTTGAGGTGATGAACTTTGTTGAGCAACCACGCAAAATGCTCCCACCGCGATAAGGAGTTATTCCGACTCTTGGAAACTCACGGTGCCCTAAATACGGATCAAATAAAGCTTCTACTTTTCCCGGATAATGTCCTCCGAATCGTTCAGCGCAGACTTAAGAAGCTTACTGATCGCAAGGCAATCAAGCGAGCAAGAATATCTTTGGATGAACCAAATTATTATTACACGGACAGTAAGCCAGGCCAATTGGAGCACGTTCTAGGAGTATCTTGGATTTACGTATGGATCACATCAACGCTCAATTCCATGGAACGCTTACACTCTTTCAATCGTGAGGTTAAGGATTATAAACTAGTTCGGCCAGATGCATTTGTTGGAATTAAAAACTTATGGAAAGATTCACTTACCTTCCTATTTGTTGAATTAGACATTGATGAAAGTGGGAACGATTTCGGGGTTAAGGTTAGACGCTACAATGATCTTTATGCCTCAGAATCTTATATTAAAATGTGGTGGGTTCCTCTCTCTAAACGTTTCCCGCCCATCATCGTCGTGACTACCGGCCGGGTAAAGAAGCTTAATGAGAAGATCCAAAAGGAAAACGTTCACAACTTGGAATTCAAGGTTTATTCACTAGATTACGTGAAGGAGGAATGCTTAAATGGCAGAAGCAGCAGTTCAAGTGTTCGGATTCGGTAGACCTGGCTTCGTGATCATTGTTTTAGTTATGCTTGGCGTAGGATCTTGGTTGGGCGAATTGATTTTAGGAGCAGTTAATAAGGGTCAGGTCGCAAACATGCTCAGAACGGCAACAACGATTGTCGCTATCCTTTCGGTCGTAACTGTCGCATGGCAGCTACTCAAGAAGTTTTTTGAATTTACAACAGGTGTGATGTGAAGTGTCTATATGGATTTTTCATTTACTTCTCGTTTCGATAGGATCATTCATTGCTTATACAATCCTTATTGGGGTTAATAGAAAACAACTCGCCAACCTAGTATTTATGGTTGCGATTATGATCGGCTTACTAAGCACCATGCAGGATCTAACCCCAGTAATCGAAAAATGGTCTGCCCGAGCTGAAGACCTCCAAGATACAGCCGATAAATTAAGCGGGATAGGAAAGGGAGATTGGGAAATGCCCATGGCTGGGAATATTACTCAAGGTTATAACCCCACCAACCACGGAATTGACATAGCTGGTCAAGCTGGAACAACCGTATGGGCATCCAAAGGAGGCACTGTGACGCGCGTAGAGTATAATCAGGTATATGGCAACTTCGTCGTATTGGACCATGGCCGTGGCGTAGAATCTCTATATGCTCATCTAAATGGGATAAGTGTTAAGGCGGGATGGTCTATCATTGCAAAGGCGAAAATAGGGACATGCGGAAATACAGGCAATTCAACCGGACCACACTTACATTTTGAGATACGGAGGAATGGGAAGACAGTCGATCCGATGGGGTATCTTAGGTAGGCCCCTCCCCCACTCTGATTCCGCGAAAGCTAAAATTTCTTTTCCCTGTTCCCTCCGCTTCCCCCTGGACCCCTATCTTCCTCCCTTTAACCCTCTTTTTCAGAAAATATTTGCTTGATTTATGCGGGTTTTAGCTTGTACATTGGTCGTATTAGCGACTAAGTTAACGATCAAGTAAGCGACTAAGGTAACGACCATTGCAAATTTTAGCGCAAAACCATTAATCCTGTCGAGTTGCAGGAAAAGACTATACCACGCAGAAGGTTTTAAAGGTTTTCATTGAATCAAATTAAAAGGAGCTGATCTCGAATGAAGTTTCTCGGTATCGTGAGTTTTCTACTTTTTCTATTAATGCTGGTAGTTACTATCAATCCCAAATGGATTTCAAAAGGCGAAAAGAAGTATACGCGAAAACAAACTTTATTGGCTGCCTTGGTTATGTTTGTGTTATTCTGTGTTTTTGCAATCAATTCACCCAATACCACTACCACTCCGACCCCACCAACCTCCGTCCCAACTGTGGCAACCGTTGCAAAGACTCCTGAGCAGTTAGCTAAAGAAAAGACTGATGCTGAACTGAAAACCAAACAGGAGGCTGAAGCTAAGGCGGCTGCGGAAAAAGCTGCGGCTGAAGCTAATGCCAAAAAAATACCCGGAACGATTGGATTGAAGCCTAATGAGTTTAAAGACAAATGGAATTCAAGCGCCACGTCGCTAAATATGTCTGATTTCAAAATATCGAAAATCAATGTCGAGAACGGGCCAGCGCAGGATACGTTTCGATACCAATTTAACGATAGCCACGGCTTACTGGGGACTGTTAATAAAGCAGATGGATCAATTCGAGATGTTATGATAATAGCGGCCGGGCAAGGGTTGTCTAATCCTAAGACCGCATCGAATGTAATCCTTTCTTGGGGATTGCTTATCCATACAACCAACCAAGACCTTTCGGCTTCTGAACGTGGCAACATCCTCAGGGATGTGGGAGCCATGGGGGACAACGCGAATCTTGCAGAAGCTGACAAATCTACTGTAAGGGGTAACGTTAAGTACCACTTACAGAGTTCAAAGACCCTTGGTATTTGGTTTGGAGCGAGTGATGTAAACGATGGCAAATAGGTGACTGTTTAATTAAGGCAGTTTTAGGGTAAAGAGTAACTAAAGATTATGTATGCCCGCGGCACTCCAGCCGCGGGCATACTCTTATGAAAGGATGATCCCTAACTCATTCCTCCCCCCCAACACGATTCTCTTCCTCTGCCTCTGGTTCCTATCTCTCGTTCTCCTCTACTACATAATCAAAGTAGCTGTCCGGAATGGTATAGAGCAGCGAATTCGAGGCTGGTCGAGTCGATGAGGGAGATCGAGAAACATGTTTACGAACTAAAAAAGTCAAAGGAATAACAAAGATAGCCCTCCGGTACAACAACCGAAGGGCTATCTTTTATGCTTCAGTAACTTTCTAAATTCTTGCAACTAACAAATATTGGTGCTATAATAATAGTATACATAATGTAAACATGTTTACATAGGTAAACACGGCTTATATAGGGGGTTAAATGTTTACATATTATTTAAGGAGGTCATTGATTTGTCCGATGAAGCAAAAAACAAGCCACCACTTTACTCTGTCCGCACCAACGATGAGGTCATGTCTGACGTATCAGTATTGGTCGAGCGCACAGGACTTAGCCAAAAGGATCTTTTCTCGGCCATGGTGGCACAATTCAAAACTAATTTATTAGCCAGCAGCGACACCGAGCAAACCGAAGATATGCAACAACTCCGCTATCATCTCTCTCATGCCGAATCAATCTTTACCAACATGGTTCAAAAGCTGCACGATCTTAAGGAAAATTTCGCAGAAAGTATCGATCAAGAAAAACGAGTGCATCAAGGCATTGTTGACCAGGTGGATAAGAGTAGACTACAGGCTGAAGCCGAACGCGACAAGGCCCGGCTGGATCTGTCCGAAATCCAAGATCAACTCAAGGAGCTTTCTGAGCGAAACGGCGAACTTGAAGCCGTTAACAAATCGAATCGAATTACCATTGATCTGCTAACCGGGAAAAACGAAACTATGGAGGCCCAGATCGGGACCGTGGCCGAGATGGAAGCCGAAGTTCAGCAGCTGCGGGCACAGCATGACGATAGCCAGCGTCTAATCGAAAGACTGCGGTCCGAAGCTGTTCAAAACGGCCAAATCCTCGAACTCACAAAAGAGCGCTTGGCTAATGCTGAAAAGGAACATGAAAAAGCCATTGCCGCCGCACAAAAAATGGCTGACCTGCAGATTCATGCGGCCGGAGTTGAGGCAAGTAACCGGGTTCTGGAGGCGACCACTAAACTCAAGGATGAATATGCGATCAAGGTTGACGCCTTCCAAGATAAGATTCAGACCTTGATCGCACAGGTTCACGAGTTCGAACTCGGTCAAACACGAACGAAGGTGTGAGATTATTGGTCCCTGGCGAAAGCCGGGGGCTGTTTTTATTATTTTTACCCGTTCCTGAAAAATGAAGAAGCCCCCACCGTTTAGCAAGAGCCTTACTTAACTATTAACCAATTCATCGATCGAGATACTTAGCCCCGCCGCTAATTGTACGAGCTCGTTAATACGGGGAATTCTTAATCCGGCTTCAATCTTAATAAGGTGATTAAGGCGGATACCGACATTAGAAGCTAACTCTTCCCTGGTTAAATTACGTTTTTGTCTGTAGTAGGCGATTTGTTTGCAGACGGTTTTGTCAATTATGATCAATTTAATTATCGCCTCCCGCCATGCATGTTTTACAGTATATTCCTCCTCGTATTTTCATTTCCCTGCCGGATATAGTCGAAGTAGATATAAAATGATGCTAAAGCCCTACTACGCCATGACTAAAGTCTCTACAAATAAAAAAGCCCCCACCGTTTCCGATGAGGGCAAGTAGGACGTGTGACAATACGAGGGTTAGTATGCCTGTGGACCACTGTTATTATGCTACATCTTCCACAAAAACCACTTACAGGTACCCAACTCATACTTAATCTCGAATGGCTTTAGCTCCCCCTTAATCTCACTCTGGCACCTAAAAATGAGTATTCGATTGCCGGCCAGCTTCTCTTCGGTTACTGATACTACCTGTTCTATCTTGATTGTTTCGCCGTTAAGCTTGAGGCGGAGTGGGTGGGGTGTGCCGTTTTCTTCGAAGTGGGCTAGGACTTCGATGGGGGTTGAGAGGATTTTCATAAGGGTTCTCCTCTTGCATTCTGAACGTTACTAACGTTCAAGCATTCTGTTATTATGAAGTGATGGCCCTGCTTGGCTAGAGAAAGCTATGAATAAATATTCATAAAGTATCAAATTCCACTTTGTTTTTTGAAAATTTTAATTCGATATGTTTTTGTATTCGTTCTACAACACCAAATATAGCTTCAACCGCTTCATCTAGGTATTCCTTAGACAGTAAAATCTCATTTTCTTTGATAGATATACTTTTTGGTAACTCATTGGCAGCATCGGAACGCACAATCCCAGTAGCATGAGCAATAATATTTCTTATGTTATATATCTCTTTCATTTTACTCTCTTCGTCAGGAGTAAAGGAAAATTTAACCTTTTCTTTAAAATATAGAACCATTTCTTTAATTTTAAAATGGCCTATTTTATTCAACTCCTTCTCAATCAGTAATTCTAGTGGATTGCTTATATTTTCAATAATTTCACAATAGGAAATTTTATCATTAGTTTTTAACATTAAGGGTTGCTTTATAAATAATTCACCAAAAAGCATAGTACAGTACGCTTCAAAAGCTCCCCAAATAAAAACCAGAAGTACAGAGTATAGGTATGTATCTACTTCGGAATGTTCTTTGCGGGAATGTTCCATTGCGCATTTCATTATCTCCAATTCACTTTCGCCTAAGTTGAATTCGAACATTCCGTCTTCTCTTTTAAGTATTTGAAATTTTTCAGCCTTTTCACATATACCGATGGTCCCCTCTGGATCGTTGAGTTTATCTAAAATGCTATTTATTTTGCTTAATTTATCATCTAATCCGTGCCTGCTTGCATCAAGCAGAAGATTAACCCTACTTCTTGTACTTGAAAAACGAAAATATGCATATGTAATATTATTGCCTGATTCTTCTATTTTCTCTCTCGAAATATCCATATAAATGCTCCTCAGTATTATAATTTTAGTTACATCAAGCCTCGGTTTATTCCAAAATCCAGATTACTTACAACCAAACAATCACGCGCCCGTATAATATACTTATTGAAATACCCGATTAACTCGAGACGATATAATCATCTCACAACTTCCTCGCGAAATTACGAGAAACCTGTCTCACAAAAATATAAAAAGCCCCTACCACAATAGTAAGGACTTTAACGCTCTCCACACAACTCCTCGATCAGCACCCCCAATCCACTAGAGATCATCTTTAATTATTTTATCGGTGTCTGTAACTGAAGTAAAACTCCTGGATATGCCAAAAGAAATACTCCAATACCTATCAACGCAAGGCTTATGAACAATGTAACCCCCCAAAAACAATAAAACACAATTTTCTTATTCCGAACAAAGTTTCCAGCTAAGTCCGTAACATCATCATCATTTAGGGTTTTCCTGGCGTATTTAATGTTATGGTCATATGAAGCTATGGATTGACAAACACTAATCATCGTAAATGAAGAATAATAGGCCGTGCTCAAAGCTACAAATACCATGTACGATAGGATTGCTATATTAGCCAGATTACTACTAGGTTTATTGACTTGGGTCAAGATTGCCGCAAGAATTGCGCCAATTGTAGTTATTAAATTCTTGCTCATTAGTCCAACAACTGCCGAAATTTGGTCAGTTATCTCCTTGATTTTTCCTTGAATAAAGTCCTCAATCTTTTTCCTTTGCTCAAAATATAGTTTCACATTCTCCTTTAAATAAACATCAAAACTTGACCTAGTTGAATATGAAATATCGTTTATATGTTCTAAAAACGAGTCTATATTTAAGTCAGTATCTTTCGTTAAATATAGACTAACTATATTTCTAAATATCCCCAATTTGTCTGTTGTATTTGACTCTCTATATATCCAGTTAAATAACTCATACGCCTTAAGTACTTGTTCTTGGTCAACATTACAGCATGTACCTAAGTTTAATTTAACAGCTTTATAACCGAGAATCGTTGCTATGCAGTACCCTGACTCTTCGGTCGTTGTTGAAGAAGCTAAAAATGGTACGACTAAATTAAGGATTTTTAATGAAAAGGCTTTACCAAGTCCTTCGAAAGTGGCCAATTGATCTGGCTTAAAGTAAAAATACTGTGGAGTTAAATAATTAGTACCATGCAACCAACTACAGTTGTTATTTCGCAATACAATTGTTTCTTTGCCTAACTGGTACGTACTATCAGGGTTAACGCAATTGTTAATAGAGTTAATAGCCCCATCTAAATTCCCACCAATTACCAACAAATGGTCATTGGAAAGCATTATTTCCTTTTCCATTATAAAGATTACATTTAAACAATCCGGCGAAAACGTTTTTTCTAGTTCTTCGAAACTTACTTTCGTGACCCAATCAAAAAACTTATCGTAATATATAAAAACAATCGGTTGAATACTATTTGGTTTTTCCTCTAGAATATGATCAAGTAAATTTACTTTAGCAAGCGATATAACTACGTTGAAGGAACTTTCACCACAATCCTTAGATTCATCAATATACTCAACAATTTGAGATTCCGTAGTATTCAGGCTGATCACCATGTCGCTACCTGATTTCTGAATAAGTTTTATGTACAAAGCGATACCGAATGCTTCAACCAAGGCGATCAATTCCTCGATATTTAATCCGCCGATATCTATGGTGCCGTGCGCCTCAAATATCCCCGGTTCATCTTTTATATGTTCGGTATGTATTTTAGCCACTAAGTTATCAATTTTACTAAATAAGGCATTCATAAAATCATCCGCCCCAGTCAGTTACTTTTACACTCTTTATAGTAAGATTATACCTGCCGCCCTCAACGGGCTCGTAACTAAATTTTTCTGGATTCTTGTAATCATCATCTAGTAAAGAAACTTCAATTTTTTCGTTAGTTCTTATCTTCCTGATTTTATACTTTGCCTGCACATACTCTTTGTCCGGCACAAATTCAAAATCAGAAAGGCCTTCATTAACTAAGAAATCCAAGAATAATTGCCTTTGCTCTTCTGAGAAATGGTTATTTGAAAATTCAACAGCACTAACATGTTGTTGGTTTCTCAAAGTAACTTCCAAACTATCCAAAACCCTTTTTTGTTCTTCTGGTTGATCGGCCAAAAATTCATTTACATATTTTTTGACTTTCAAGTGGAATTTCTTGGTTCTATCCTTATCGTTCAACACTAACTTACACTTTAAAAATGTTGTTGCAAAATACTGAGCGATATCTCTTTCTGACTCTTGCCTTGCCTGCCTATCTATTAAAAGCATATCGTAAGTGTTATTTGCAGTTTCTACATCCGCATCTTCTGTGATACTTCTTTTAAAAAAAACGCATTTTTGTAATTTCTGACGGATATTCGGCAAGCTGATTCCCTTATCAGTTAATACTATTTTAGTTTTTCCGCTAATGACTTTACTTTCAGTAATGTATGTACTCTGATAATCCATTTTTAGAACTGCAAGATAGTTCTGACCGTTTCCTTCATAAAGGGAAACAATCAAATCTGCAGAAGTTATGTTTTTGTTAGATTGCATTGCCAGAAATAGCTGCCTCGCAATTTCTTTAGATTCCTCTAAAAATTTCTCTGGGAAATCAAATATACTATCTGCACTTTCTTTCACAATGTTTCGACCAGCTTCATACTTTGCAGCCCTTATTTTTTCATCCTCCAGGGATTTTAGAACATGGGTTCTAATGAAGCTAACTACTTTTTCGTCTAGATCTAATTCGTAATCACTTAATCTCGATGAATCAATGCTATTGTCCAAAGAGTGGGCTATGGCATTTTTGATAGTTACCTCTTTAACTGTACGCATAAGGTTCCCTCCTAAATGTTCCTAAAGGGAACCTTTTCCACTTTTCTTTGTATTTTCCTGCCTAAAATTCAAATATAATTTAACTTTTATAAATATTTTCTTGATCTATGGTAGTAACTTCCATAAAGTCAAAGTTCATTTCATTCATAACCTCATCACGATTCATTCCAGTTTTCTTACAAATGTCGCCCAAACGCTTTATGCGAACAAGATCAATTGCCTGAAATCCATCATGAGCAAAGGTATACCCTGCGGTGTACCACATATCGTTTTCTTCGTAAGAGACTTGATAAAGCACCATTAAACTAATCCCCCATTTCATTTATTATGATACTACGCGTCTTAGACATTATTATGAGAAGAAAGACATAAAAATAGCCCCCACCTTTCAGTGGGGGCTCGTGATCTATCGTTATTATGTTGATTGCGGAATTTGTTCAATCGCTGGTTGAAAAGTTGTTAGCTGTTGATCCTTTATTGGTACCACGGAATCCAACTTCTGATCCTTTTGCTTCATCACGAATACGGCTGCCTCCGCAGTATTTCTAATCGTCTGTTCTAATTCCGGCGTAATCTCACGCCCAGTTAGCTTGATCATATTGACTGCATAATCCGTCGCCTGGTCTTTCCGCAGATCAGGAGGAAGTTGTCCACTATTATAAAGTTGCTGCGCTGAATGCACACCTACCTGTGTTATCTTAAGGACCGTATCAATAATATTATCTACGGGATCTGGGATAAAAGTCTCCAAAGCTGTGTGGGCCGATGCCACCGTATCCACGATAGCATCAGCTACCTGCAGTTGTTTACCCGGGTCTTTACCCTGCTTAACTAGCACCTGGATCCCGTACATCGTTCCGAAGAAACATACCAAGGATAGGATAGCAATCAACAAGGTTACGTTTTGAACTGACATTCTATTTCCCCCTTTTATATTTTCAAATTGGCAAGCGCTTGCGATTATGCTTGGGGGTATTACGCGCCGGTTGCGCTTACAGCAGCTGCGGTATCTCCCCACGTTTCCCCTGATAGAATTGTTTCATTTGGATGACCGACGGATCCGCCACCGACAATGGTCAAGTGCTCTGCCTTGAAAACGTCTGCCGGTGGTTTTTTGTCATCGAGCCTAGTAAATACAGCACAGTTACCGAGCTTAATTGATTCTCTGCGTGCGGGTACCAGGTAATCTTCGATTCCATAAGCCAAAACAGCTTCTTTCACGTCGTATGCCTCCTTTCTTGGTGCATTGACACTTACGCCAAAATGGTCACCGATTCCTTGGGCAATCGTTAGGGCCGCCTGGTCCATCTTGTCCAAGATTACAGCTTCCTCGGAATTAATAAAGCCGTACTCAATGAGCACGGCCGGCATATCGGTCCATTTGCATACATACCACCCTGCGAACTTAACACCGCGGTCTACCATGTCAAGCTGCGCGGCCATCCGAGCGCGTATAGCCTTGGCCAGTTTCTCCCCTTCGCCTCCTGCAGCTGCAGCGTATACTTCATTTCCGTATGCTTTTGCTGCAGCTGAGTTATTATGGAATGAAACGAATGCTTTTCCACCCAGAGCATTGGCCACATTAACCCGATTCTTAAGATCCAGATCTTCACTGTAGTGCGCTCCACCACAGAAATCTATGTCAGTAGTCCTGGTGAACTTCACCCTAAAGCGCCCAGTTTGTTCTAGGTATGTCGCTGTTTTTTTGGCCAGTATCAGCACATTATTTTTCTCCCTGGTCGTTGGTCCTAATGCTCCCGGATCAGATCCCCCGTGTCCCGGGTCGAATACCAGATCATAAATTATGTCACTCACGTTAATCCCCCTTCTCCTGTAGTTGAGTCAATATTTTTTTAAGCCCTCCTGGCAATGGCACCCCAAGGATGCCCAAGTTTTCTGCTATAGACCACCCTTCTCTCCCTACGTAAAAATAGACAGCCATCGTGCGAAAAATTGGTTCGTGATTTCCTACTAGGCCATCCAACACGACAGCAATGGACAAGACTGCAAGGATGGACCCTTTCCGGATGCCGCCCCAAAACATGGTCTCGCTGTTTACTTGCTTGTTTTTGATGGCTCCCAATAGCCCAAATGCGTAATCTAGGGCCATGCAGTATATGAGCGCTTGTAATCCCCTATCCCACCCTCCCAGGCATGCGCTCACGACCGTCCCTACTGCAGCTATCATGGTACTAAAGCTAAACTCTTTTACGTTCATTTTTCGCCATCCTTTCGTTGCTACCCATAAAAATAACCGCCATCGTTGGCGATTAAAAATAACTCGTAATACAAAAGACGCTAAAGATTAAACTTCAGCGTCTTTTTTGTGTTCTAATAACTCCCCCACTCCGACATCCAAGAAGGTGCAGAGCTTATCGAGTGTCTCGAAATTAGTTGCCTTCGACCTCCCGTGGTACATCTCCGCCACAGTATTACGAGCTAATCCAGTACCCTCGATCACGTCGGATATCTTCAAGCGTTTTCGACCCATGACTTCACTTAGCTTATTTTCGATCATGTTAACACCTCTTTAAAAAGATGATAACATATTTAATAAAAAACATCAATACTCTGATTATAATAGTTGACAGGTTGATGTATTTTCTGTATAATATAATCATAAGGTTGATCAAAAGCATTAGAGAGTTGATCAAAAACAGAGGAGGAAACAATAATGAAAAGGCTAACCTGCACTTGCGGAGCTACTACCAAAGCAGCCAAAAACTCAAACTGTACCTGCAAATGCGGCAAAGAATACTACTACTCAAAACCTCTGGGAAAATGGTTGTTTACCCACAGAGTTCATAGCGTAAAGGAGGGATAATCTGTGAAAGAATTTAACAGAGACCACGCTGAATGGACAGTAAAGGAAATTAGCAAGAGAAAAGGAACTCCCCACTATCTGGCCAACGAAGAACTCGCAGACGACATATTTCCGTTTATAAAAGAGCAATTCCCGGACGCGCTTATGGTCAAAGTTAATACCGAATCGTATGGCGAGCAGTTTATGGTGGTTAAAAAACGTGCACGGAATGCCCTCGTGAAGCTCCTTAAGGCTCGTAAGGCTAATTACGAGAGATGTATTAAGGAAGTTGATTCCGCAATTGAATTAGTTACCCAACAAGAAAGCACCCGTCCCTAGCTTGCCGGCCTAGACGAGTGCTTATAGAAGACACCGGAGCGCCTTACATTTATATTGTAGGTGATCGCTCCGGGTTAAACAAGAGGAGCGAAAAGAGATATGTCTCAACAAATACTTAGCTCAACCGCTGAAATTCTGCTCGAGCAGGTGGTGGGCGCCATTTTTTGCCCAAATCTGGACAAGCTTGAATTACAGAAAACACTTTCCGTCATCCTTTCCCAATACGACATCAAGCCAGCGCTGGTACCCAACGGCCATCCCGATCTAGCAGCCAAAATCAAACTGTTCTTGGCCGGTAAAAAGCTCGAGGGCCTCGCTATTTCAACGCTAGAAAGTTACACTCTTGAACTTCGGATCTTTTCTGAACACATCCACAAAGCTACTGATGAGATCACCACTGCAGACATCAGGATCTTCCTTAGCGAATTCGATCACCTCAAAACTTCTTCAATATCCAAGAAATTGTCTGTTCTAAAATCTATGTTCGGCTGGCTGACGGCAGAGAAAATAATTCCCAACGACGCAACTAAGCAAATCAAGCCACCAAAGAAAGAACAAAGAGCACCAAAGGCACTCACGATAGAAGAACTTGAGATGATCCGCGAGGCCTGTGTCACACCCCGAGAACGAGCACTCATTGAGGTATACTATGCCACTGGGGCGCGTCTCACCGAAGTACAACAATTGAACCGGGGAGATATCGACTATCAAGCAATGTCAGTGGTTGTTGTTGGAAAAGGAAATAAACAGCGTCCCGTTTATTTTAGCTTTAAAGCCATGTATCACTTGCAAAAATACCTAAAGAAGCGTTCCGACACCGTGGACGCACTGTTTGTAACGGAGCGCCGGCCTTACCGAAGGCTTTCGGCAAAGGGCATCCAGCGAGAGGTTAAGGTCATAGCCGGTCGATCAGAGGTCACCAAAAACGTGCATCCTCATATTTTCAGAAATCAAAACTATAATAAAATCCAAACTATCTGCCAAAAATCAAATAAACCATAGGCTTTGGCTTCTATAAAGTTTGGATTTTATTTTGAAGGTAAGACTCATATATGATAAAACCAAGGAGGTGTTCATATATGGATTTTACACATTTGCAACAGCATTATCGTGAACTATTGGATTACATTGAAAAGGAGGAATACACAGAAAGCTATATCCGGCTTGTTCATGAGGATATCAAATGGATACTGAAAAATGAAAAGTATAGATCATGGCAATCTTATATTGATGTCTACAATGACCGGGTACATAAATCAGAATCGAAACTGTATAAGAAGAACCAAAGGATAGCATTTGGAGCCATACAGCAATTCGATCTTTATGGAGAATATCCGAACAGAAGAATCAAAAACTGTTTCATAAAACGAGGCACTTATTATCAACTTATCCCAGAATTCAAGGAATTTATAGATTTTTACATGGCATCAGATAAACTCCGCGGTCTGAAAGAACGGACAATTTATGGGAATGCGTCTGCCGCATCAACTTTCCTCTGTGCCATGCAAAAGAAAGGCTTACAAAGTCTTGACTGTATCAATGAAGAAGATGTGCTCTCCTTTTTTCTTGACAGCGAGGGCAAGGTTTCTAAGTGTAGTAGCTACAAAAAACAGCTAGCGGCTGTTTTTAAAGCTGGGATTGGCTGGAAAGAAAAAGAATGTCAGATTCTCCTTGCATACCTTCCTCCGATACGCCCCAAAAGAAAAAATATCCAGTTTCTCACATCTGAAGAAGTTGAATCCATCCATGCCTTGCTTGATGACAGAAATTCTGGCTTATCATTACGAGACAGGGCGGTTGGTAAACTACTGTTCTTTACAGGGATAAGAGCGTGCGATATCGCTGAGATGGAACTCAGTTCCATTGACTGGGATGCTGACGAAATACATTTTCTGCAACAGAAGACTGGACAACCGCTAGTTCTTCCTCTTACAGCAACTATTGGAAATTCCATTTATGATTATCTTGTAAATGAACGGCCCAAAAGCAACGATACTCACTTGTTTCTTAGCGAGGTTTATCCTCATTATCCGTTTAAAGCTAGTGCTGTCTGGCATCAGGCAGCCAAAATTTATAAAGCCGCTTCTTTGCGGCAGAAAAAAGGCGACCGTCGTGGAACGCATCTTTTCAGGCACAATGTCGCGACATCTTTCCTGGGCAGCGGAATCCCTCGGCCGGTTATCAGTCAGACGCTGGGGCATTCAAACCCCCATTCATTGGATCCATACCTCCATGCTGACCTTGTGCACCTGAAAGAATGCACTTTAAGTATAGAGGCATTCCCGGTAAGTGAGGGGGTGTTCTGTCCATGAGCCAGTTCAGATCTGGTTTTTCAAAGCTAATAGAACGCTTTATTGAATACCGTAAGGCATCCGGTTCATGGAACGAACCGTGTTATGGGCTGAACATCAAGCTTTTCGACCATTTCTGTGCTGACAACTATCAGTCGAGTACGGTACTAACACAGGAGATGGTTGATGTTTGGTGTGCCAAAAGGGATACCGAAACAAACCGCTCATATGAAACTAGGACTAGGGTCATAAGGACGTTCATTGATTACCTACGATGCAGGGAGCTTACGGATGTCCTTCCTCCTGCTGTCCTCAGACCAGAACCCCAAACATACATTCCATATGCATTTGAGGAGGATGAACTGAAACGTTTCTTCCATGTCTGTGATAGTATTCAGCCATATCTCGGAAGGCGGGCATCGGTCATAAGGAAGTTCACGGTTCCAGTCTTTTTCCGTTTATTATACAGCACTGGTATGCGTACAACTGAGGCGAGGCTGCTCAGGACAGAGAACGTCGACCTTGAACGTGGTGTCATTGATATCCAGAGATCGAAAGGATATGACCAGCATTATATCGCGATGCATGATACGATGACCAACCTTATGACGAAATACAATCAGGCGATTTCTGAACTGCAGCCGTCCAGGGCATATTTCTTCCAGTCCAGCAAAGGCCCCCACTATTCCAGGGATTGGGTACAGGATAACTTTCGTGCGCTGTGGAACAAGGCGAATGGTTCTGTGGCTTCGCCTGTCGCATATGATGTCCGCCATCATTATGCAATCGTAAACATCAATAGTTGGAGTGATGATGGTTATGAATTCAGCGATAAGCTGCATTATCTTTCAAAATCCATGGGGCATCGTTCTATAGAGGCGACACGTTATTATTATTCAATCGTTCCCCGTCTTGCTGATATTCTGATCGACAAGACGGAGTTGGATTTCAATGCCATAGTACCAGAGGTGGTTGATGATGAAGAATAATAATGAAGCTGTGACATTCTCACGATACATAGCGACTTTCCTTTATGATTATGCTCCAGGTAGCCTGACAAATAGTGAACGTACACTGAAATCTTATAAGGATGCATTAACTCTTTATGTGCTGTTCCTCGAATCCGAAGGTATAACGCCCTCTGATTTCACAAAGGCATGCTTCGAAAAGCTGTATATCGAGAAATGGATCCGATGGCTTAAAGAAAGCCGCAACTGCTGTCCGGACACATGTAATGTACGTCTTGCTTCTATCCGCGTCTTTCTTGAGTATGTTGGCAGCCGGGATGTCAGATTCATGTACCTGTATCAGGATGCAAGGTCAATTAAAAGGCAGAAATGCGTCCCTAAGAAAGTCAGTGGACTGACACGGGATGCCGTTAACGCCATGCTGTCATTACCGGATCCGGCTACAAGCATTGGGAAAAGGGATCTTGTTTTCATGATCCTTTTGTATGCGACTGCAGCAAGACTGGACGAGATCCTGTCAGTAAGGATCAAACAATTGCACATGGATCAGAAGAAGCCGTATGTCACCATTGTCGGCAAGGGCCAGAAGACAAGGACGCTTTATCTTCTACCAAGAGCAGTCTCACATATCAAAAAATATGTGTATGAAGTCCATGGAAATCCGGCGGATCCGGATGCCTACCTTTTTTATTCCAGAGTGGGTGGAAAATATGTGAAGATGACGGAACCTGCAATAGACAAAAGATTGAAGATGTATGGTAAGAAAGCACACGAAATATGCGTGGATGTGCCATTAACCATACATGCCCATCAATTTCGCCATGGAAAAGCCTCTCACTGGATTGAAGATGGGCTTAACGTCTTGCAAGTCAGTTTCCTTCTTGGACATAAGCACTTGGAGACCACCATGATCTACCTTGATATAACGACAGAGGATAAAGCGAAAGCACTGGCAACGCTTGAAAATGAGAACGATAAAAAAATCACTAAGAAATGGAAGAACCCAAATGGATCATTGATAGACTTCTGCGGCTTTAAGAAATGATCCCGTCTATAAATAAAATCCAAACTTTTCTACTACTAAAGATATTGATTTCCCTTACTTTTGGTTGGTAAGTTTGGATTTTATTATAGTTTTGATTTCGGAGAAAATCCAAAAGTTTGGATTTGCTCAGGCACACTTTCGCAACATTAATGTTAAACAACGGTGCTGATCTGGTAGCCGTGCAGGGACTTCTCGGGCACGTAGATCCTGCAACAACCTTGATTTACTCTGTCCTGTCCGATGAAAAAAGAAAACAGTCACATAAGCAATACTTAGTTCAATAGCGCCTTTCAGGGCGTTTCTTTATTATTTACAGGGTTTTCCTCCTTTGTGTCGAATTTGGTAGTTATCACGGCTAACCAATCTGTTTCAGGGAGGAGGTGAAAATAAATGGAAGATAAAGTATCAACGCCCAATCGTATTTCACTAAAGAAATTAACCCTTTCAATCCTTGGAAACTTACAAGATTCGTTGGATAAAAATACTTTCCCAATGAACGTTGTTATTCTAACAGCTGCTGGGACTTTTAAGGGTAAATTAGTTGAATTCAATCTTGAACAAGAAGAAGAAAGTTTCGTGAAAGAGGCAGGAACTTCCCCTGAGGGAAAGGTCTTCCGGATTGATCAAACTATCGTCTTTCAACAGCGCAAGAAAATCGTAGATAAGTATGCTGAGGAAAATGGTGAACCAGATATTATTGATAATGGATCCGTAATAAGACTAATAGACGCCGAACTGCTTCCACTGGTCAATCCTAATACCCATGTTAATTTCCCTGAATTGATCCTGTTTGTAGACCAGATAATAGGTTTTTCTCTAGTTTCGCAATAAATTCATCCACACTAAATTCTTTAGGTAACTCAATTCTTATAGGATTTATTGTCACTTGCCGGACGGAAACTTGCACTTTCTGTTCGGCTATTTTTCCCTGCAGTCCCACGATTTGTTCAAGATTTTCTTTCACGTTTGCTAAGGTTTCCAGTGCTTCGCTTGCGTCTATGGTAAGTTTAATGGTCAATTCTGGTTGCTCTTTCACGATTTCATCCCTCTCTTAATTTCAATTTTTAAGGTCCCTAGCCATTTCGACTAGGGACCTTTTGCTGCGCATAATGAGTCAATTTGGTAATTGTCTTTTTTGTATTGACCTAAGCCATTGCATACAATCTCCTATGTGTATAAATTGCTTTACCAGCGCATTGCCATCGCTATTATTAATAGCGAGATATATACCATCTACGGCTGATCCCGTGTTCAAAACGCCGGTCGTGCGAAATAGTCCAATCGGTTGCTTTGTATTAATAATATCAGTGGCTTCTTGGGGCGTTACGTGCTTTATCTCCACTTTATTTACTCCTCTCTGGTTACAGGAATGCAATTCAAGATTTACCCCGTATGATAATTTTATATGTTATCACCACGAAAAACAAATATTAAATTCGTGCGCATTAATGCGCATAATGCGTCTACTGCGACATAACTACATCTGTAATCCTTCGTCCTTCTCAATTGATTTGATACAGTGATCTTTGTCAATTTTGTTCAGCAACTTGCAAATAAAATTGCAAAGAGGGCTATCTTTTTTTGCTACGCGCTTCCCCATCCGCGAACTCATTGTTTCATCGGGGAATCCTCCGAGAATTGCATTGCATAATTGATCAATTGAGATTAGTAAATTCCATAGATACCTTTTCATTAATTGCACCTACCAAACAAATTCATTAACTGCTTCAACGGTTTCACATGCTTCAATTTGTGCCTTCATCCCGAAATACCGAAATATCTTCGTTTCCATATGCGTTTGACCATCTATGATGAGTTGAATAAATTGTTCTCTTGTATGCTCAACTACGCCCATATCCTTCGTAGGCCAATCTACTGACTGGATAGTAGGAACTAGCGCAAGTAGACCCATTTTTTTAGAGAAGTTACCTTGATATTCCATATCAAATTTGTATTGATGTGATAATCCTGTACAAGAACTTGAAAAGCCATTTAGAATCTCTTGGTTGCAAGCTATGTTTAGTTCTAGGATTTTTTGTTGTTGTGTTTCTGAGAGGGAAGGAGTTTGGTACTCAGCTATAGTCTTTGTGACAACAACGTCAATCGCCTCGCCCAATTCGTTAAAAACCAAGTCATAATACCCCGGCATTGCAAGAGATATTATCTGAGCTAATGGGGAATTATCATGTATTTTGACCGCCTGTTCATTTGGTTGAAGCTCTACATTGGGTATATTTCCATCTGGAAACATGCTGTTGGTTCCTATGTTCCGTTTAACTTGTTTGGTTATTAAATCTACAATAATTACCACGCTTTCCCTCCTAATAGGCCGCTGCCCAATGATAGGTTATACCATTAGTGTTTAGAGCTGGTGATGCGTCCCCAACCTTAAAACCTCCGGACACTATAGAATTGTCGTAAGAAGTATTTGTTTTAGATATTGCGCCCCCATCACCATAATTTGATTGTTGCACAATAACCATCTTTGGTGTAACTCCTATGGATATTGTCCTACCGTAACTCCCATCTCCAGTATATTCGCCAGTTAGTATCCTAGCGCCAGAATTGGCTAAGTCATAAGCTGCTTTTACTGCACTAGGAGTTGCTGCTAAAGTGGTACTTGTGCTTGAAGTAGAAGTCGATAATTGCACTATACCTTTTACTGCTGTAGTTCCATCAACAACCGTAACTTTTATTCCGCTTGTTACTTGCCACCAATCATTAGCGGAGTCCCATTTGACGGTGATAATAGCACCTGCCTCAATATCCCCAGTTTCTAAAGCATCATTGTAATATTTCCGAAGGTCTTTTGCTCCTCCACCAGCATCTAATGTTGCTGCTCCTGTGTTAGCGGTTTTGCAAAATATGTCTAACGTCATTCCTTCTGTATATGAGGTTATGGCAGGATCAAGAGCAACAACATAAGCGTCTGTACTACCAGCATCTTTTTTGTAATTGTGCGCATAATCCGCCTGATGTATAGCAAGCTCTTCCTGTACCGCTCCCGCAGCTGCAACTCCAATTGCAGCTGCAGCATCAGCTTTGGCCTGTGCTCCGGCAGGCGTTTCCTTTGTTGCTAATAAAACACCTGTCTCACTTTGCAGGTCCTCAAGATCTTCCAGGGTTGCATATACATCCTGTGGCACTACTATAGTAACATTTGTAGCATTGCCGATCGCAGCATTGATTTTATAAGTCCGGGTAAATAAACCGTCGGCTGCTGGTGGGATATAATCGCCCAAGTCGCCAGCGTTGGTATAGGCATATAATATTTCACCATCATCCGGATCGGTGGCAAACAAGCCTAATTCTTTTGTTATCAGCCCCGCCAGCATCCCGGTATTATCCTTCGTTCCTTTAACCCGAGCTACATGGTTTGCAGTATCAACGGTAATGCCTGATATGGCCACATCAAATTCTGAATCAATCAAGGCTGTCAGGGTTGCGATAGCTTGACCAACCGATAGATCCCCCGAGCCTACCTGCATCTTCGTGAAGACAATTGCTGTCCCTGTCTGCGCCTTTGCGTATAACGTTAGCCCCAGATTTGTAATTGTCATGATTCCAAAATCAGCCAACTTAATCCCCCCTATTCGGGTATATTTGTATTCACAACAATTGTATCGTTAGTTGAAACCACCGCTGCGAAAAAGGTATTAAACGGAGTATCTCTGGCTACAGTAATCCGTTCCAATCTGGTACTTTCCCGTTTGACTGAATCAATAGCTCTTTTCAGGTCAGTCAGCTTCGCAGCAGTTGTTATCGAATCTGATGTCACAATCTTGAAATAGAATGGGGTTCCACTATAGTCAAACCATTCCAGTACCTCCGCATCATCAAAGGCATCTGCCAACAATTGTTCTATAGCGTAAGGAGTCCCTTTGGTAAAGTGATATACCAAGGCGTTCTTAACCAAGGATCTCTTTTTGGCTATAGATAATGTAGAATCATAAAAATCCGTGTTGAGTTCCCAGGCTAAATTGTCCAGCACATCAGAGCTGGCGTTATCGATATCAGCGAATGTTAATACATTCTTGATTTTTCCCGCCAATATGAAAAATTCTTTATCTAACGCTTGGCTTGCAGCGATTATATCCGGATCACTTCGCAGGTTAGGCGGGAGAAGATCTATCAGCTTAGCACTAGAAATGCTACTCATCTTCTAGCCCCCCATAGGTAACCGTTATAGCATCGGCGACAGCAAGCTCAGTTTCTGTAATGGCCTCATAGATTGGTAAAGTTAAAACAACTCTCTTTGCCCCCGCCCCAACTACTCTGGAAATCAATTCTGACGGATTAATACTGCGCCCGATTTTACTCTTCTGCCATATAACGTAATTAGCTATAGCAGTGGTAACTGCTGCCTGAATAATCGTCGCATTGGTTGTGTCGCTAGCCTTAATATAATAGGTTAAGGTAATATTATAATTCACGGCAGTTGGTTCCTGCACGGTCACGCTGTCAGTTAAAGGTCTTCGACTCGTATCGCCTAGATAAGCCAAAACCCCAGCGATTATCGTTTCCCCTGGTACTACTCCATTCTCTAAGATAAACCTAACGTCAACCTCCCCAGCAGTGGGCGAGGTCACCTTAACGTCGGCAATTGATGAGCTGTACTGCTTGGTAAAATATTCATAAGCCTCCGAAGGTCCTGCTACACTGAATGATTCAGGCAATAAAAAAAGACGCTCTCTGTAAGCATCGTCTGTCTCAATATCAGCGCCACCCTGGCTAGTGTTAATATTACTAGCGCTTGCAACATAAGCAATAGGGTCTACCAATATGTTTACCTGTCCTGCCGTGTAGCCGTTCCCTGCTACCCCTGCTGCTGTGCATTCCGAGGCAACGTCAAGAGTTGTGCTTCCAGCAGGAATTACCGCTGCCGCTGAAGTGGCAAAAAACACATTAGCCCCTGGACTTGTTCTATTACCCGCCGGAATCGTAATATCTCCTGCTTGTACTGCCGATAAAGTGTACCTAACTATGACAACGGCCTTGTCTGCTGCAAGCCTCGTTCCTCTTGTCCCATATCGCGCCCCCAGATTATCGAGGTAGTTGCTGTTCGCATACCTTAAAAGATTGCGCTTTGCTGTTGAGTCAATGAGTAAAAGGGCTTGATAAACTCGGAGCGCCTGTGTGTAGATCCATATCCGCACCGGATCCCCTGGCTGGAGCGTTTTGGCCGTTCCTGTCTGAGCCAGATACGCCGCTTCGTATTCAGCTATCATGCTAGTCAGTAAGGTTTCAACATTGGTGTCTACAAAGTTGATGTCCGGAAGATTGCTAAGCGTTGACAATGTTAATCACCACCTTTGGTATGAGCTGGCCAGAGTCATTTGCTGTAAAAGATATGCTATTTACACTAGCCCTAGGTTCGTATTTTTTAATTTTTTCGATATATTCCACCGTCAGCTTAGCCATGGATTCTCCGATCGGCAGGTCAAGCAGACTCCAGTCAATCCCGAAGTCGCGATCAAAGGGGACCGTGCCGGCCGGGGTAGTTATGATCGTTTTTACATTCTGAATTACTTCATCCGTGCCGGTTGCAGAGAAATCAATCTGCAGGACGACATCGCTTAACTCTATCATCACAAGATCTCCTCCCTACAGCACTGAAATATATTCTTCAAGTGTAACGTCTACCTTGCCAGAGAAAATCTCACCGTGGTTAAATACCGTGTTCCATGCTTGACTTACCGACTTAACTATCCATTTGTCTGCACCCAAGGGCTTATCACCAATAACAAAGGTTTCCGCTACTCCGTCCCTTGCTTTAACTAACCATAGGTCCATTTCGGTACGTGGCTTCACTCCATTATTGCCGTTTAAATCTACGGTAAAAGAAATCGTATCAAGTCCAGGACCTATGTACTCAGTCCTAGGTTTTGCGCCGATGAGCTCATGACTACCCCAACGGCTTGCGATCTCCTGCTTAAGTCCGGAAAAGGTAAGGATGCGCTGATCGCTGGTTTCAAAAATAATGTCCTTGCCAAAGTACCCAATCATATAATCACCATCCCGCTACGAGTGAGAGTGGTTGTTCGTGTTACCACCTACATCGAGAATAGTTCCTGTTGCTGATATATTGCCGGTTACGCTAAGATTGCCTTCAATAGCCACGTTATCAGTCTTAATAGTTAATGTTTTAGAGCCTTTGTCGTACTTGATATAAGATCCGTCTCCAAAATCCTTATAAATTATCTGCGAATCTGTCACTGGTGGGGGGCTCACAGTCGAAAAATACTTCCCGAGGCAAAACCCGCTTGATATTCCGTTACCTAAAAATAGGCAAAGAACCAGGTCCCCCGCCTCAGGCATGTTATATTCGCCCGCCAGCAATGGCAGCTCATTGGTCACTATATCCTGTTGGTCATCTATTACCACTCTCACCGTACCCTTGGTTGCATTAACCGAGGATATTTTTCCTATTCGAATCATGTTTTTTAGCATTAATATCCTCCTTCCAGCACTCGGTGAAGCTCTAACGATGAAGTAAACTTACTCCCAATGCTATGATCAACCTTATCGATATAGTATTTGCTATCAAATACTCCGAACCCTGTAACCCTGATTATTGAACTTGCGATAAAATCAACATTACCAGGTACAGTAAAAGTCATTGTATACTGTTTGGTATTCGCTTTTCTTAGTTCAGCCTTCGCAACAATCTCTGCTTCTGCCACACTTGTTACATCCTGGTTGATCCTAAGGATCTTTTTTGGGGATGAATTAAGTTCGAATGTATATTGTAACTTCTGACCAGAATCAGGCGGGGTATAAGTTAATACACAAGCATCATACCCGGTCCCAGTAAGCGACTTCTTTGCTGACCAATTACCTTCGGTCATTTCTTCGGTAACTGATGCAATAGGCTCTCTGGCCTCGTATTCCTGTTCAGAGAACATCACTATTCTATCATTGTATATTTTGAGGCTTAGTCCATATCTAGAACAAACATCTGCAAGGAAAGCACTATCTGCCTGCTCACTCTGCTCGAGATATGAGATCGTAAAAATTTTTGCCGTATCATAATAAAGAGAAAGCCCAGCATTAGACGCAATATCATTTGCAAGGTTCTTTGTCGTTACATTTTCCCACGTCCGGCTTTTTGTCGTGTCCCTGAAATTATTATCCGATGGAAGGGCTGCCGCATTAAGCGATAATGTTCTGGGTCGGCCTGCATATTCTGGCTCGTCAACCATGAATGCGCCGCAATCTAGCTTCTGAGTGTCCCCCTCTTTTCGCCAGTTTGTTGTAAGGATAGAAGCTTTTATTTTGTCGCCCTGTTCCGGAGCCCAGGTAGAGATCCACTTGCCAGCATCGTCCTTAAGCGTAATAGATATAGAATCTGCTGTCTCTCTTGCATTGTCCGTATAGCTAAAAGATTCCAAATCATTTGCAATGCTGCCCGAAATATTAACGCCCTGGTAAACAATGTCGATACTTACTCTACGTGCTAACATATCAAGTCCTCCATGGCGGCAGGGATGACGTGTTGGTGTTGGCCCCTGCATTCACCTCGGGCACTGTTAATACTACCCCTGCAGGGAAAACTACGGTCGAGATATTAGAGGTATTGGCTTGCATTAATTGCTCTGTGTATTTCTCGCTTCCATAAAGACTCTTTGCCATCGAGTCCCACATATCACCCTGTTTAGTTGTGTATGACATTCATGTCCCTCCTCTAACTGGGGGAGAATTGGAGTCTGTGTTTATCGTTTTCATATTGCTTCATAAACCTCTTGAATTCATCGAAGGACATTTTTATAACCTTTGTTACTGTTGCTTCGTCTGCATTGCCCTCAATAGTTATTTGAGGGGAAAATACTGGGGCGAAAGAAGTATCATTGTTTGTTATACTAGATCGTTGGAGCTTGCCCTCCAAATCAGATAGCGTGAGTCTAGCCTGATTCTTATCCTCACTATTAGCGTTAGGTATAACGTTTTGGTTTACGTCCTGAACCATACCGGCTATTGCGCTCGCTTTAGCCGGTATAACATTTTGGTTTACGTTCCGAACCATAGCTAATGATTTTGGGTTTGAAAAAACCTGTGCGCCACTCGGAAGATTCACTAGCTCAGGACCCTGTTCCCCTACCCAGGTAAGGCCGCCACGCCAGTTATCTGTTCCCTCTGCATTACCGGGGATATCTCCTGTATCTGATGTTACAGTTAAGCTTGCGGATGCACTACCACCTGAGAATATTTTCTTTAACCAATTAGGGACTAACCCTAAGATCGGTTGAATTACATTATTGTCAAACCAGTCGCCGATATCGGAGAAGACGCTTTTTATAGGCTCTACTACATTACTGCTGAACCATTCTCCTACGCCAACAAAAGTACTCTTGACTCCTTCCCATAGCTCTAATGCTTTTGCCTTTACGGTGTCCCAGTTCATCCACAGCGCGACCCCTGCAGCTATTAACGCCGCTATTGCTACCACAGCTATACCAATAGGATTAGCAGTCATAGCTGCGTTAAATAACCATTGTGCGATAGTCACTCCCTCTGTGGCGAGTTGAAAGGATTTGATTAGACCTACTACCGTAGTTATTACTTCAAAGGCAACTATGCCGCCTACAACTCCAGCAAGTACAGGGATGATAATATCCATGTTGTCAGATAGAAAAGTAACGGCTTTTCCAGCTTCATTAAACGCGTACTCAATTTCATTCTGGATCGCTGGCATATTAGCAGTAATCCATCCTGCAAATTCATTGAGTTTTGGTAGTATCTTCTCGCCAAGTGGAAGCAATAATCCTGTCTGTAAATTACGTTTTATGCCCTCCATTGCCTCGCCGAAAGTATTGTATTTTACAGCGTTAATTTTACCCAAAGCATCCGTTGTCTTACTAATACTACCCTGTGTATTGACCAAGGCCGTAATTCCCTTAATCCCCATATCCTCAAATTGAGCACCAAACAAGGCTACTCCTGCGGCATTTTGCGCTACAGGGTCTTTCATCGCGAGTAGGGCTGCGGTTGTCTTACTAAAGGCTACTTTTGCGGTATCACCGCCAGTGGCAAAGGCCTTAGTCATCGATGCGGCGTTCAGTCCTAATGCATCGAATCCTGCCGCTGAAGTCGTACTTCCATCCTTGGACCTAATCCCGAATTCTTTTATTGCGTCCGCGGCTAAATCTACGTCTCGGATACCTGACTTTGAGGCATTGGAAAGCATATTGAACATTTCTACACTCGAAAACCCTTGTGCGGCAAACGTTCCGCCATACTCATTCAACGTGTCCAGCAAATCACCATTAGCATTTAGTCCACTTTGAGCACCTTGAGCTATGAGGTTATAGGCTTCCGTGCTATCATCCCCGAATTGCTTCATAAGTTGATTGGCACCTTTGACGCTATCCGCAACCTCTAATTCAAAAGTATCCTTTAGTAGTAAGGCACTTTCAGTAGTTTCTTTTAAAGCGTCTCCGGCTAATCCCGTTTGTTGGCTAACTGTAGTCATGGCCGCGCCAATTTCTTCAAAGTTCTCGCCAAAATTGTCATTGTAGATCGCAATCATGGTTTCTTTCATGCCTGCCATGGCGTCATCTGCTATACCGCTTGCGGATTGCACTCCGTTGAGAGACTTCTGCAAATCATCGCTGACGCTAACCGCTAATCCTCCGGCGGCTAAAGCCGCTGCGCCTATTCCTACCGCCGCCACGCCTAACCCAGCGCCCAACTTGCCAAACATTGTATTAGCTTTTTCAGTCTGCCCACTAGTAGCTTCGAGTTGATTTTGAGCGTTCGTAAAGGCACTTCCGAAAGAGCTGTTTATTCTGGCGCCTAACTCAAACATAGTTTCGTACACTCTGCCAGCCATGGTATCACCTCGTTTCCGGTATAAAAGCGCCCTATTTCAGAGCGCTTTTATTTTTTAGTTATATCTGAAATCACCTCAAAAAAATCATCTAACGACAAATCCAAAAAGAATTCAGCACTAGTAAAGGTAGCCATTGCTGCCTTTATTGCTATTCTTATGAGCCCTTTCCCGTCTCCGGGGTTTAGCCCTCTTTGTAAAAAAAACGCATTACCACATTTTTTATGGCCATAGCGTCCTTGGCGGGTAGATTCTCAAAAAATTCAAGCGGCTTTTTTGTAACCATGCTCGCAGTAATCATGGCATAGTCAACTGTCAGGCCGCTCATCGCAGGGTTACATCCCTTTGAAATATGAATCTTGTCGACCACCGAAAGGTCTTTTGCCTTGAGGTCGTCCAGTCCCTGTAGATCGATTTCCGTATAGGTTTCACCTTCAAACTCGTACGGTTTAGACAGGGTTATTGTTTTATTATTCATGGTTGCCCTCCTAAATTTGGTCCCTGACATCTGCCAGGACATCAGTACCGTTGACGATGAAGACGAAATTCTGCTTATCCAGTTCAAGTAAAGTCTTTCCGTTTTCAACGATCTTGATATACAAGACTTCGAGACTGTTTTTTGTGTCTGTTGGGCTTCCCACCGCAAGCTTGCCAAGATCTAGTCCTTTCGGCATAACTTTTAGTACAATCTTTAGTCCCCGATGCTTGATTTCCCCACCTGCTACATCGTAGGACTGCTGGGATGCTCGCAGGGTGATCGTTCTGCCGCCAGGTACCATAAGCTTAAAGGAACTGTCATAGAGAGTCCTAAAGGGAATCTCTGTCGTGATGCTGCCAAAATGGCCGGGAGTAGGGCTTTCGTATTCACCCGCTATCCCTGCACCAGAGATAGTTTCCGTCATGGCCTCTAGGTTAGGGAGCGTGACTTCGCCAGACACTCCAACTAGCTTTTCGCCTTCGTCATAGACATTGAAATTAACAACTTTTTCGGGAATAGGGTTTACTTCACTCATAACTGGTTACGCCTCCTTTATTCTAGAGCTGCAGTTAAAGCAGTCGGGTCGAACTCAAGCACATTCACAATAGTTTCTGCTGGGGGGAACGGGGTTAGATACTGGTGGAATGTGATCTTTCCGTTTAGCAGGTCCGTGACCGGGTTCTCTGCCACACTGTATTCAATATGCGCATCGGCAATCTGGAACCGTGCCTTATAGCCGTTGGCTCGAATATTTTCGCTATCGACAACCGCCTCTATGAGCCTTTTATTTAACGGACTATCTACCTTTTGAAAATATGTGAGGATAAAGCTATTCCCCCACCAATCAAACATACGTCGGACTGGGATAAAGCGATCCTTTACGTCTGTTGAAGTCGGGTAAATGCCGGTATTATTTCCCCAAGAACGCCAGCCATTGAGATTAATCACGGTGCAAATCCCGCCGCCGTTGAGGAGGTTGGCTTGAAGCTGGTCAAGAAATACCTCTGTACCGCTATCAAGAATTGCACCTGATATCCCCATGCTCTTGTTTGATGGCGATACGTAAGGCACCCCGCCATTACTAGCGTCAGTGTAAGCGATCAGGGCCGCCATTAACGCGCTCATGTGGTACTTCCTGGTCCCGATCTTGCACATTGGCCAGCAAACAATATCATGCTTGCCGGTGTAGGAATTTGTATCTTTCCAGGCTTTAGCACTGGAGTATTCAACTACACCATTTGCGGTAGAGTCAATGTCCTTTAGGCAATTAGCCTTAAATACGCCGTTGATGCTCTCACACTTAGCGCTCAGAGCAGTTCCAACCTCCGGGATATGACTCCAGCCTGGCGCTAACAGCAAGCAGGGGACTAGCCCCAGCCGGGGATAAACCTGCGACACACATTCAAGTCCCGCATATACACCAGTGGCGGCAGTATAGCTGCCTATGATGTCATCTTTATCAACAAGGCTAGGCTTGAGCTTGTCATATGCAATACTTAGCTTGGTTTCTGCATCAATAGCAATTTGGCCACCAGTGACAACTTTCAAAAGCAGATAGCCGCTAGTGTCAAACTCAAGGGTATAATCGTCGGTAAGGTCATACGTAACAAGGGTTTCTTCATTTTTAACAACAAGACCCGCCTTCAAGATTCCCTCTTCAGGAATCAGCACCTGATTATTTGTGATAGCTTTCAGGGATGCCGCGATGGATTCTTTGTGGGTTGCCGGATCTAGCACGTTTATTAGTACCAGGGGCGCCACGTTGAATACCCGAAAACTGGCATCAATAGCTTGGCACAGGGTATAATCAGCAAATGTATCAGAGTAACCTACCTTTGCCGATGCTTCTGCGAAGGTATTAGCCAAAAGTGGCTTATTGAAAGCGCTTGCTGGGTCATCAAGCAGGTTAACCGGTGCAGTGCCTATAATTACCTGTACTGCACTGTCTGCGGTTAGGGGAGCGACTACCGAAGTAGGATTCTCCTGCACATACACGCCGTGGTTATAAGGCATTTTATCAACTCCTTTAAGTTAATTCGTCATCTTCCATAGAGATTTTTCCTACTGTCCAAGTAGTCTCTAAGCCAGCATAGTAATAGGGATAATAATCTTCCTCAGTAACAGACCATTCAATAGGGTATTCGACCCTATATTTTTTATCGAATACGCGTTTTCGCATTAAATGATCATAAAGCTTTTGAATCATATTAAGAGAATCACGATATCCCTGGTAATCGTCCGTGTCATCATATACACCGCAATAAAAAAGAACCCTGCATTGATTAGGGCCTAGCTCTGTCGGGTCTTTGCCATCAAGCAACTGTATAACGAGGAAAGGGTAGTGCGCCGTGTCTTTTTGGCCCTTTCGGGCTGGTAGACGCTGAGGGCACACGTTAAGGGGGACTTCTTCGCCTTTGGCATTCTTCAAGGTAAATCCGTCAAACAGTTTTTTGGCTTCTTTGACAAGAAAGTCCTGCAAGAGTACCGGAATCATTACCTTCCCCCCTCAATAATCCGAGCGATTTCATGATCTAAGCGCCGTTCGTATGTTTCTTTAACTTTATCTTCCACGAACCGCTTGAATTGCCGTTTACTTAAATTTGCTCCAATCATCTCTGGCACCGACGGACCATACTTGATATGAATAGGGTATCTCTTTGATGTTGCTCTCTGTAAAACATGTGGCTTGCCGCTAGATGTCCCCGCCTGCACAAAAGTCCCCAGCAACTCTCTTAATCCACCTTCTTTTTTAACCGCCACTTTTACCATTTTAGGTGGTTTTTTGGGAGTTGGTTTTTTAGGGCTCACCTTAAACGCTATCAATTCTCTTCTAGTTGCTTTCGAAGTGACAACCGCCTGTAGCGTACCTTTTGATGCTTTTGTAATTGTCATAGTCTTTTTAACTTCAGTAGATTTTACCCAGTAGTTTTCAGTGGCCTGTCTAGCAACTTCAGTCTTTGCAGAATCGGCAGCCCTGTTTAAGGCCCTCATAATAACGGCAGGAGCTTTTTTGTTGTACTCTCCAAGGCGGCGTCCAACGGCCCGTACGTCCTCATTGCTGATGTAGATCATGACATGTTCGACTCCAGTGTAATTGAGTACATACCATTATCATCCTGGAAGTCAGATACCCTACATACCTCACCATCAAAGTTCACGATTTGGCCTATTGCTGGAGCATCGCCATATACAGTTTTTTGGATATAGAAAAGGATATCTCCCTTATATCCGTATTCTGCTTTTGCCTGACGTTCCTTCAACTTTTCATTGTCAACAACAATTGAAAGCTGCACGCCATCAACGGTGTGCAGCTCAGAAAATTCGTCAATATTTAAGAATACTTTTAGGTCGGTATCGATACAATTCTTGAATCCCATAAGCTACACCAAAGGATGGGATGTGTCCGGACCCACCTCGTTACTCTCCTCGGACGTTTCGGTATCTACCTTTGCTTTTTTGCCTGTCGATAGCTTAATCTTCGCGCCAGCTTCCGGTACTTTTTGTTGCTCATCAACCTTAACTTCCTCAGCCTTATCGACCTCATCAGGTGTCTGAGCGTCTGAAACAGAATCACGAGGAACAAAAGAGGAGGGAGCATATTCACATGTCCCTCCATCAACTAGTCGTTTCGCTTCTGCTTCTGTTAACTCGTTTATGGTCTCGCCAAGGCCGTGATATTTTCCATGAGCCTTGACTCTGACCCCTTTTTTACTCACTACTACGATCATGCTTATTCCCCCTACAGAACTTTTGCGACAAGCCATGCGTCGATATCGTCCGGACGAGGAACGGGACTAGAGATCAAACGGATTAAGCGCTGGTCGTCATTCTCATTGGCCCATGATTTTGGTATACGTGTTCCCTCGATCGTCACGAACTGGCCGCCCTCAAGCTGGGTGACGGCTCCATAGAGCAATTCTCCCATGTTTTTGCGACCCATTAGGACGTGGTCGGTTGGAATCATGGGTTGTTCTACTCCTGCGTCGTCAATGTACCATTCATTATAGGTATAAAGCTCTAGGCCAAGCTCAGGCAGAACGCCGATATAAGTTACTGCGTCATCAATAACCGACGGCTTCATTATGGCAAGGGTCCCATTGAATTGATTAAGTTTTTTCTGGATTTCAGCGTCATTAACAAACTCCGTGCTGGCATCCTGCCCGAATATTACAATCTTTGGAGAGAACCCAGACTTTTGAATGACCTGTAACCGCCATGCTTTGAGATCTTCATATTTCGTAGATGTATCTGCGCTCCAGAGATCACCAGTCTCTAGGATAATGCTGTTTCCGAACTGATAATCCAATTCTTGGTCAACTGTCTGCGTGAGAGTTTTGTCAACGAACCCTTTCATGGTGATTTTTCCACCGAAAAGGATTTCGCGAATCATCCATTCTTCACGACGGGCGATCATTTCATCCAGTTCGAAAAGATCTTGACCAAGAAGATCAGCTTGGCGGTTGGCTGGGGTTTGTTGGCTGAACATATTTTCACCCATGCCCCGGATCATGATGTCATCGATTGTGATCATTCGCTGTGGCGCGATCCGTGGAGCGGTATATCGCTGGACTGTATACCCTTGGCGTTCCATCGTGATGCCGCCAGCTCTCGGTGCAACGAAGGGAGCCATTTTGCGCTTGCTCTTCTTGTAATCAATTAGGACATCCTCTGTAATAAAGGTTGTTTGTCCAGGGAAGAACGTCGAACGCAGAAATGAGTGGGATGGGAGCATGATTCTAACGACCTTTAAGAGTGTCTGTGTGCGATAAATATTTAAATCCAAAGTGTTTTACCTCCTCTTTTTAGTACGCGATATTGTCTTTAAGGACAATACCAACGTCACGTAATCGATCTTCGTGGACTGCGGCGGTATCTGCGCCGCCAAAGATTAGAGCTTTGCGGTTGAAGTGACCCTGAATATACGCGGCATATGTGATGTTAGTGGTCGCTCCAGCAGCTCCGGTGTCAACATCGTCGGATAAAACGGAGTCAGCTAAGTTACTCCCATCTTTATTGACGCTGTTGACTAAAACAGCAAGGCCGGAACCTGCAATCACTGGGATGGTATACGAGTCGCCGACTATGCTATCAACTGCCGTTGCGTTTGAAATCGTAAAGACTACATGTCCCCCAGCATAGGCTACGTGTTGAATAGCATCTACTAGACGTCTTCCGTCGGGAGCAAATACTGAGAAAACAGCGTCATTTGCACTGGCACCCACAGCTACGGCAATGATATAAGTATCACCAACCACACTGTCTACAGCAGTTGCATCACTGATAGTGAATTCCAGGTGTCCACCAGCGTACTCTACGCCTTGGGTGGCATCTGCAAGACGGGAACCGTCGGGAGCAAATACTGAGAATACTGCATCATCAGCACCGGCCTGACTAACAGTTGTAATGCAGTTTATTTTGTAGGTTCCCAACTGAGCATTAGTCGCCAAAACAGCGGTAGCAATCGCAGCATCACCGGTATTAGTAGCGCTTGGAGTTATCGCGCCGACCGCAAGAGGTTTATTGGGTGCCTTATTGCAAATGACTTTGTAATTTCCCAATTGTGCGTTTGTAGCAAGAGTGGCCGGCGCAATTGTTGCGTCACCTGTGTTATCACCTACAACGATGGTCCCTACAGCAAGGGCGATTAAACCAAGGACGGACCCTCTCTTAATGATCCCTTGTGCAGCTTTAAGGGTAATCCCCTTGGTTAAAATAGTAATAGCAAGGTCGGCAAATAGATTGTCGTACGTGGCTGGAGTCGCATCGACTTCGTAAAGTTGCTTTGCCATTAGTTAGCTTCCACCTTTCTTTTTTGGTTGGCTGATGCTGCAACTCGGTTAACGATTGCAGCCTCTAGCGCAGAATCAATTTCATCTTGAGTTTGACCCGCACCAGCACCTACTCCGCTTGAACCAGAGTTTTGCACCTCTGCTGCGCGTGTTGCCACATAAGTTTCTCCCTTGGCCGCATTTGCTTTGAAGGCTTGGAAAGCAAGGGCCTCTGCTGTGATTGGTTCCTCATATTTTGCCTTGGCGACCAATGCGGGATCAATCAGAGCTGAAATTTCATCAATACCTTTTAAGCGATCACGCTCTGCAGTTTGAGCTGCGGCTTGAGCAGTAACATGTGCGGCCTGTGCTGTTGCTTGTGCCGACGCTTCTAGTTGGTTGCAAAACTCCGGAAGGTGTTGACGAAGTTCTTCGATGTTTTTAATGTCTTTAATATCCACTGTGTTCCCACTCTCCTTTTGATTTGGATCCGTTACTACGGCGGTAATAGGTGGAACTACTTGATCTTTGCCATGTTGCTCAAAAAACAGCTTCATTGAATCCGTGACACTGTTTTGTATGGACAATTGGCGACTAAACATGAACGTATTTTCGATAGGCTCCACGGATTGCTTGTCTGTGTATAGTATTCCAGTTGCAAAGCCTTCCTTGATCGCTGTGCTTGCGCTCATGTATGTCTCGTTGTCCATCATCAGAGAGATATCTTCCCTCGATCTGCCTGTCCCGAGCTGATAAGCATTGATGATGGCCTCTTTAACTTCATCAAGTACATCTGCCGTTTTTCTTAGATCAGAGGCATATCCGCGGATCCCCGTAAGAGGGTTGTGCACCATGGTCATAGATCCAGGGCTTACCAATCTTTCATCTGCGGCCATGGGTGGAATAGTTGCAGCACTCATGGCCTTTTCAGTCTTTGAGGTTATTTTTGCGCCATCCTTTTTATGCTCCATTAGTGCGTTATACATTCCGGTTGCAGCAAAAACATCCCCGCCATTAGAGTCAATCCAGAGGACTATGTCCTTACCCTTGTGTTTAGCTAATTCAAGCCTAAATGCATTTTTTGAGGCTACAGGTATTCCAAACCACTCATATAACCACGCATTATCGCCACAAACAATGTCTCCTTCGATGCGAAGTTCGACTTCATTTTCATTTTCCGGATTATTTACAAAGTTCCAGAACTCCAACATTATCAGCCCCTCTCAACATAAGAAAAACACCCCTAATGTAAGGGTGTTAAATCGATAGTTTTTTCAATTTTAACAAACAAGGTATTCATTCTGGAATCTCATCAGAGAATTTACGGCGTTTTGGATGACCATATTTTATCGCCGTTTCTTTAGTTACGTCCAATCGTTCACCGCAGTAATCACAATAATAGACATTATCTCCTAATTTGCTGTCGTGATAAAAATTAATAAATTGCGCATCGTCTTTTGGTTTCTTGTCGCATTCATGCATTTACTCATCCCCCTATCAGCCTATTATATCATTACCCTTTTGCTCCTTAACACAGCTTTTTCAATTTTAATAAATGATTAGCAAAAAGTATAGGCTATGATCTTGATACCCTTTGCGTGCTTATGCTCCAAATCTTCACCATAAGTATTTTTGTAATACTCAAGTTTCTTTTCTAAGTTTTCGACAGGATTGACAATCATCTCCGGAAACTCAAACCCTGGCATTTCAATCAGTAGCCCAAGGGACTGCTTGGTTTTGATTGCAGTTTTTACCACGAACTCTAACTCGCTCATTTTTTCTAATTCCATATATCTTAGCCTCCTCTTGTCGAACCTTTTAGTTGCACGAATCAGATTACTCCGTTACGGGAACAACCGGAACTAGTTCCTCCATAAGTCCCGCCTCCCTCATTTGCCTAGCTTCTCGGGCAAGTTGTTTTAAGTTGCGGCTGAAATCACCGCCCGTGAGCTCGATTGTTTCTTTTTCGCGGGTTGCGAGACCTAATGCAATGCGTTTGCCGGCCGCTGCAACCTCGACAGCCGGGTTGAGCATACCGGGAGCAAGGCCTGTCCACTCTGACCGTAGATAAGCCCTCCGAATTGCAGGGTCATTGAAATATCCAGGGGCTTTGATGCGCCCACTCCCAACCGCTTCATCCATCCATTCTTCGTAAACCGGTTGATTAAACTCTTTAGCTGTCCATGTGCGCCTAGTCCTGAACATCTTATAGGCCTCAAGCAAGGCTGCTCGGCTTGCGCTGTAACTAGACGTAAATGCTTTGAGTAATAACTCACGCGGTATTTCAAGCGATGCTCCAATTTGAGTTGTTAAAGATGTTACAAATGCATCAAACTGGCTGTTTGGTCTTCCGGGATTAGCGGTCTCAATCGACTCTCCCGGGCCCAATACATTTATCCCTGCATTTCCCATCTCGTAGACTGCTGGGTCTGATGGGGCAACTTGATCTTCCACTGGAACCATGCTACCGAATGGCATTTCGCTTGTCGGTCCATCCGTTGTAATAAAAACTGTGAACATTCCCGCAACAACAGAGGCCATGAGTTCTGCCTCCGTGTATCTAGTGAGTTGTTTCAAGGTTTCTATAACCGGCGCAAGCACCGGAACACCACGCCGTTGTTCTGCTCGTTCAGTTTCCATGAGCTGTAGCACGTTCGGTCGACCTGTGTTTCTGCCAAATGCCTCGATCCTTTGCCACTGTCTTATTGTTCCAGAGTCTAGGCCAGTCGCAATTGGGTATTGGTTAGAAACGTGATAAGCAATTACCGCTCCATCAGAATCCAATTCAATACCAGAGATGATTCTGTTTTGGTTCGTTGGGTTTATCCCATCGACATTACCGGATAGCATGATTGAAGAGTAAGGAGTTGAAACCCGGTCTCCTTCGATGACATGTAGCCGTAGGCCGTACGGCATCCAAGTTGTTGGCTTGGCATATTTAAAAAGGGTAAAGGAATCACCATTCATAATTGCTCCAAGAAATGCGAGACCTTGTAGATCGTTAAAGTCGTTCATCTTCAAAGCGTCGCAGTGTTTACTCTCTGCCCAAAGCGAGAACTCTCTCTCGATTTCTTGCCCCATAGCACTCGCATGGTCTTCTGTTATTCCTAATTTATCCGCGTCTATATGACACTTCAGCTTCAAACCAGGACCAACAACGTTTGTCTTGATTGTTTTCAAGGCGGCGTTAGCAAGGGGGGAATTCATGAAGAGATCACGTGATCTTGCTCTAAGGGTATTAAGGTTTGAGTCGATGTCATCCTTTGGACTTGTCGCATTGGCCCTCCATCCACGCATGGACTTCTTTTGACCGGATGCACCGCCCTCGCTGTAACCGTAGTTTAGTATCTCGATTGTTTTTCTCGCGGCCATTCGCTTGAGTGCTGTGACGGGAGCGACTGCTGATATTGCACGGTCGAAGATGTTCATGGCGACCTCCTAAAAATCCCTGGGGATGATACCGCCCGACCAGTTACGTCGTTTGCCAGACGCTTTGGCTTGTTCTGCGGTTAGTTCTTGTTCTAAATATTTGATCATATCGGATATATCTTTGAGATTTGCCCTTGTTAAGTTGCGAGATCCGATGCCATAGCTTTGTGCACCGTCCAAAATAGCTATCTCGCACTTGGTATATTGGTCTAGACGGGCCTGTAGATCTGTTAATCGGCTCATAATTGAACTCCTTTACTGGCTAATCCTGACCTTCTCTGCGTTGTTTTTGTCCCTTGCGTTACTGTTTTCGGCTTATTACTCCCTGTTTCCTGCAACATTTTTATCTTTTCCAGTGGTGGATTGAGTATCTCGAAGGCTGCTGTAGCATAATTTCGAAGGTCAAATGGTTCATTCCTTGCGCTAGATGTTCGTTTTTCCCAGTTAAGCTTCTCTTTTCCCTTGACCCATCGCGCAACTCGATGCTCTGACGTTAGGCCATCAAAATAGGCCCTATCGTAACCCTTCACTGCGTCAATAGGAAAGTGGCAATATCTAGGACCTTCAAATTCTATCTTTAAATCAGAGGTAAGGGAGTCTTTGCCCGTGTCAACTCCTATGCTAAATAGCCATACGCCATCACTATTTCTCTTTTTAGGACGATTAATAAATGATGCACTACTTACACTGCTGCCTTTAATAGACCATACTCTTCTAATCTCTCTGGGTTTGCAAAACTTATAAACAGCTTTGGTGTGATAACCAGTGTCGACGCAGGTTGTCATGATTTGTAGTGTCTGTCCATCGGCACGCTGATAAGACTTAGTCAGAACAGCGTCAAGTAACTCCCATACCGACTGAATCTTTACGCCACTTGGACTAGTAATTGTGGTTAATTGCCCAGGATCACCCATGATTACACCGTACTGTATTCCCCATGATTCACACTCTATCCCCCAGCCGACGATCTCGTATTCAAGCCGGTTATCCTGTACGTCAACTCCACAGGTTAGCACTAGTACATCTTTAGGCACCTCGCAATCATAGCGTTCTCGACGTTTAATTAGGTCTTCTGATTCGACTCCTTCACCTTGCTCTTCCCAAAGTTCTCCAAGCAAAGTATTAACTACAACCTTTAGTTTTGTTGTATTGCGCCCAGCTTCTAGAAACTTTCTAGCTATCTTACCCCACGGAGTCCATGGAGAAGCAAAGGCATTGAGCCAGAATGAACGAACTCCATTACTATAGGCCTCTGGATTATCTGCTATCCATTTTGCTGGTTGTTTTCGCATGACTTCTTCGGCGGATATACAGCCACACGAAGGGCATGCCCAACCGTTAATTGTAACATAGTAGGTATTTTTTCCATTTAATTTAACTACTTCGTGATCGTATTTCACGTCACCAAATACAATACTATGCCATTCGCCACATTCAGGGCATTGGTGACACCAATACTCTTGAGTTCCTTGATAAAATGACGATTCAATATTGCTTCTACCCTTGATAGTCGGTGTCGACACCTCAATAGCTTTCGCATTGTAAAACGTCGCTTGCCTTGCTTCGGCTAGAGCCCACGGGTCTCCTTCTGTGCCGGCGCTTAAGGCCCATCTGTCGCGTTCATCTCCAAGTATATATCTGGCTGGTGTGGAAGAAAGGGCAGACGAGCTATTCGACCCCGTTATTGTTAGCATTCCACCAGGAAATGATTTTTGTAGTATTGTATTGCCGCTGTCGCGCGTCTTGACATCGGATACTTTGGCCCTTAGAACCTTGCTATCCCTGATCATCGGGGCAACGCGAAGGCGAGAAAACTTCCTAGCGTCGTCGAGAGATGGCTGAACGAATAGAATCGAGCCTGGATCTTGATCGATGATGTAGCCTATTACATTGAGTATAAACTCAGACTTTCCTACTTGTGATGCTGCCACCATTACAATTTTGTGAATGTGATGGTCGGAGAATGTCTCCATAGGAGCTTTTAGATACGGAGTCCTCGATGTTCTCCACGGTCCTGCCTCTGCAGAGGTTTCAGGAGATAGGCGGCGGTTCCTGTCTGCCCATTCTGCCACGGTTATATCATCGGGCGGTTTGAAGTTCTTAAGCGAACTCGAAACAGCTGAATTCAGCCTATCAGTTGCTAGATTATTCTTCCGAGCCATCTTCCTCTGCTTCTCTCCAACCCTTACGCTCTCTTACCCGCCGTTTATATTCCTCTGGATCGTATTTATAATTAGCGAGATCACTGAGGATTCCATGACACTCTTTTTTGATTATTTCTGACGCTTCGGCTGCGGTATTAATATTTGCCAAATCAATGGCTAATCTACCGGGTAGGGCCATTATCATGCTTCGGATCGCAAAGACTAAGTCTGTTGTCATCGCCTCTACATCTTCGCTTCGGTGCATCTTCCCTTCTAGTTCGTTCAACTCAAGAGCTGCCATTCCGGCTTTACTTTCTTTCAGATCAGCCTCGGCCTTTGATTTACGAGCCTCGCTATCAACCGCTTCGCTGTCTTTGGACTCCCGGTTGTTAGCTTTATCGCTAAGATATTTGATGTACTGCTTTATTGTTTCTGTGGATTCATAGCGATTTGATCCCTTGATCTTAATGGAATCAATAATTCCCTCTTTTGTGAGTTGCTGAATCCTGCGCGTCGTTACCCCAAAAATCTCAGCGAGGGCATTACTATTGATCAGTTTGGCGTCTAATGTATTATCTGACATTCCACCCCTCCTCCTTAACTTTTGGCGAAACGAAACGCCTCGAAAAATAAATTTTGTATCTAAGTAAATCTCGGGAGTCTGAAGCCCA